CTCTCTTTATGAATAATCGCCTGATAGTATCAAAGCAGTATCACAGAGCCTTTTGGCTCTCAAAATATTGCAGTGCATCAATACTTTTCAGGTTTTGCAGATTACTCGAGCTCTATGGTGGGCAGTTATCTTCTGTTCGCATAGGCTGTTTTCTATTCTTTCCAGTGCTTGTATTTCCTGCATTTCCTTGGTTCTTGCTGGCTTCTGGGTGCTTTTGTTACTCGGATGTTACTTCGGTGTTACTTTCGGGCTCCACCAAACCCAGTTCCGCAAGGTAGCGGTTCACGGCCTCATTGATGAAGTCGCTGCGGCTCATGCGGCCGCTCTCAACATTCTTTTCGTGGTCGTCAATGTAGTTGTCGATAATGTCCAGGGTGCCGGTGGGGAGGTGTACCGTTGTCGGCACTCTCCGGCTGGCTCCCTTCATAGGCCTTCCGTATGGCATTTTATTCCCTCCTGTTACTTGTTGCGGTGGTTCTCTGCTGCTGCGGCCAGAACGTCCAGATCTTGCCGCAGCCCAGGGGCCAGGGCATCCACCCAGCGCGCCGGGATGGCTGAAAAACCAAACCAGGCGCCTGCCAGGCCGCCGGTAATAGCCGCGTTGGTGTCGGTATCGCCGCCCAGGTTTGCGGCCGCACAGACGGCCTCCTCGAAGGTCTGGGCGTGTGCAAGGCAGCTCACGGCGGTGCACATACTGTCCACCACATAGCCGCCCGCTGCATACGTCGCGGGCTTCTCCACGGAAGCGTCGTAAAACGTCCCCTTCAAGCACTCGTGCAGGAAGTCGGCCACGTTGCCGTCCTGGTACTTACTAACCGATTCTGTAAGTAAATATACCATTCTCGTGTACAGAATGCAAGCCTCCGTGGACTTGTCGCCGCGGTGGGTCATTTCCGCAAATGCCATGGCCTGCATTTCTGCGCTGTTCTTCATTCTGCAATAAAGGCCAGGGTATACGGTGCGCATCAGAGCGCCGTTGCCCTCCACCGGGCGGCCGCCGTCCCGCCGGGTCTGCCGCGCTGCTTCCTCCCAGTCCGCGGCCGTGGGAACGCCCTGCCAGCGAATACGGCCCAGCTGCTTTGCAACGGCAATGCTATGGGAGCAGGCGCCGCCAATGTCCTTTGGCTTGCTGTCAGCCCATGCAATAAACTGCTGTCCCACAGAAGCGACCAGATCCAGGCCGTTGTCCCCTTCCAGGGCATCCAGGATGCCGCGGGCAACGCAAAGGGTCATTTGCGTGTCGTCCGTCACCTCGCCGGGCTTCAAGTTCAGCCAGCCGCCGCCGATCATGTCGGTAACGCGGCCGTATATGTCGCAGATCTGCCGGTCGCTCATAAATTCCAGGGGGCCGCCCAAGGCGTCGCCCACAGCCACGCCGTACAGGGCGCCGCGGATTCGGTCAAGCTGCTTTTCGTTAATCTTCTTCATTTCTGTTCCTCCTGTCCAGGCATCCGGCCAACAATTACGCGGCCCTTCGTGTCCAAAAGTGTATAATGTGCCAGCTCTGCAAAAATTTTCGCTGCTTCTTCCGGTTCATAAAGGTCAACAAACGAAATTTTTTCACTTGGAAACTCTTCCGGCACCTGTATAACTTGGGCATAAAAGTTTCCGCTCATGCCCAGGTCAAAAAGATCCTCGATTATGTCGTTCTGGTCAATCTTCTGCCTGCTGGTCTTCCCGACAAACCTATACGCTGCCATGGTCGGCATTTCATCAACGGATTTCAAATGCTTGCAAATTTCCACCTTTGCGCCTCCTCACGCATGGACCGCAGGGTCGAAGCCCTGGGCCTTTATGTTCTTCGCCCAGGCCGTCACCATGGCGGCAAGGTCCTTTTTCATGGCCGGGTAATATTTTGTCGGCTTCCCGTCCACGAAGTCTTTGTAAACTTCCCAATAACGGCCGATGTAGTCGTTCTGGTAGGTCAGCGGCTCCACCGTGCCGTTTTCCCGGTCAACGCCCATAGTCACATCCGGATCCCGCATGAGGTCGCCGTTCTGCTCCCCGTAGTGGGCCACAGAATACACCGGGCGGCCCTCGTGGTCCTTGTAGCCCAAAGCCTCGATGCACAGGTCCATGTAGCCCGGAGCCGTGAACTTCAAGGTCTTTTCCTCGCTGGCGTCCACAGCCTCGAAAAAGGGCGCCAGGGTCTTGTAAATCGTTCTCGCACTCATACTTTTGCCTCCCGCTCCATCAAAATTTCCGAATCGTGCGCCACCTTCCGCAATGCGGTAAGGCTGGCCGTTACCTGGGCCAGCGTGGCAGCGTGAACGGCCACCTCTTCGGCCCAGGTCGTCGGGTCTTCGCCAGCAGAAAGCAGCCGGATTGAATCGGCCAGGTGTTCCGCTTCAAGCTCCGCCATAACGATCTGGCCGTTCAACTGCTGGTTGAAAAATTTAACTTTGTCCATGCTCTGCGCTCCTCTCTGCGGTATGGCTCCCGCGACCTTGCCCGGCTGGCTGTCGGGCGGTTTCGGCCTGTGCCGGAGGCCATCGTCAGGCGGGGTTATTCAGGGCGAGTATTCCACGCTTCAATAGTTCGTCGCCTGCCCAATTCCCCGCGATGTTCATAAAAATCGCGGGTAAATGTGATATTGCATTTCGGGCATCTAATCCGAATGCCCTCAGTATTAGATTCAGTGATGGTCGTATGCTCCTGCCCGCAGAAAGGACAAGGCTTCAGCGTTTCCTTTTTCATCGTTCACGCCTCCTTCACTTCCACGCTCTTAATGCTGTTCTCAACGTAACTGCGGCCGCGGAGGTGCTCGCAGCTCCAGCAGAAGCCAATTCCGCGCTCTCTCAGAAAATAGCTCGCCTTCGTGTTGTCCTTTCCGCTAAAGGCGGATTGAAGCGCCCAGGCCTGGGCGTCCTCCACCAGGATCATTGCGCAGGCCTCGCTGCTCTCGCCGTTCTGGATAGTGTCGTAGGTGAAAATAACTTTCTTCATGGTTTAGTCCTCCTCTGGTGCAATAAAACGCGGCTGCGGCTCAATGCCACGGGCCTTACAATATGCGGAAGCCTCTTTCTTTGCCTTGCAGCTGTAAACCAGCTTGCCTTCCGGGAGGTCGCCGCTCTGGCATCGGTGCGAATACTCGCGCACTTCCCAACGTGATTCCATCGAACCGCTGCCGAAGTAGTGCCGCCTTTCCATGGTGTAGATCATCGTGCTGCCCTCCTCAGTGTACCTTAATCAGCGTCCCGCTGTTCAGGATGTACCATTCTTCGCCGTTCTTCACGGTCGTCTTGCAGCCCTGTGCTTTAAGCAGCATCCGCATCTTTGCCAGCTGCTTTTCGGTGCACTGCATCCAGAAGAACCCTGCGTAATTGAACCACTCGTTGCTCTGGATGTTCACGGAACGGGCATTCTCAAAAATGCGGTTGAAGGTACTGGTTTTCATGGCTTATTCCTCATTGCCTTTGGCCTTCTGCTCGATTTCGAGCAGCTCATTGTAAATCCGTTCGGCCTCGTCGCCGGTCAAGTTGAACTGTTCGATCAGGTCGGGAAGGGCATCTGCCCGCCAGCCTCCCGCATAGAGGGAAGCTGCTGTGTATTGGTTGTCGTGCTCCTCTTGACCTCCACAGCGCAGATCGTCGCGCCAGCTCTCATAATCGGCCTCTGTCATGTTCAGCATCATGGTTGCGTCCTCCCCTCTCATGCCTGGAATACCGGGCACACAGCCCCGCGGAAGCGAGTGAGCCGGATTGCGTGGCGCAGCTCCTTTTCACTCATGCAAGTGGTGTGCAGCTTGCCAACAAAGCCAATCGCCCACCAAAGGCCCTGCACCGTCTGGCAGTCCAGAATCGCCCGGCGCTCCGCGTCGGTCTGGGCTGCGCTGTACTTCGCCAAGGTGCTTTCACACGTTGCAATGAAGTTGGCCGGAATGTTAATAGAAAGTGCGTTCATGGTTTAGACCTCCTCAATGTAAAACTTCAAGTCTTTGTTGAAAGCGTCGTTCTTGTATCGCTCCTCAAACTCCTTTTTCATGGCCTGTGCCTGCTCACGGGTCTTCGTGCCGCCCATAAGGCCGCCGTTTGAATTGCGAACGTAGAACTTCACGCCCATCTGATTGCCGTATGCAATCGCCTGATTCAAGTTCATCATTTTTTCGGTCCTCCTCTTGTGTGCTGCTGTTCTCTACGCCTTTATTATAAACCGCTTCGGTTTATAAGTCAAGAGGGAATTTTGCGAAACAAGATTATTTTTAGGCAAAAAGAAAAAACCCCCGCTTCCAGCGTACTGCCAGAAGTGGGGGCTTTCATGTGCTTTTAGGTGGGATTCATGCGAGTGTTACTGCTGCGCAGCCTTGGCCGCCTTGTTAAGGTCAATCTGGGCCTGGATGCGGGTAGTCAGATACCCCACGGTATCGTCGCCGGAAATCTCCTTGATGTAGTCCAGCGCGTCCTTGCTCAAACTCTTAATTGCTGCGGAAATGGCACCGTTCAGGGCCTTGGCCTGGGCGTCCTTGTCGAAAGATCCGGACGCTTTCAGGTCGTTTACATAGGTCTGGTTCATGGCTGCCACAGCGTTTGCCACGGCATCGGTGATCTCGCGGCATACGCGCTGGATGGTTTCGTTCTTCACCTTCTCGGCCGTGGAGGCGTTAATGGCGGCAGCGGCCTTGTAGATGTACGCGGTCACAAGGGGGGAGCAGATGGTCAGGGTGGCAAAAAGAAGCTGGGTCAAAATCTCTTTCATGGTGTACTCCTTTCAAATTTAACGAATAACAGAAAGCCCGGCCCTCTGGATGATGGCCGGGTAGTTCTTATAGGCGTGGTTCAGGTCCACATTGCCGGTAATGCCGGGGATGATGCCCTCGCTGGTATACTGCCAGATGCCGTGCTTGCGGGAGGGCCGCTTGCCGCGGTAGTCCGCGATCCACAGGTCAAAGGCTTTCAGGGCATCCATGTCCAGCTCCGTGTTTGTGTAGCTGGTATAGGTGTAGACCATGGCGTAAAGGCCCCAGGCCTCGATCTGCTTGGCTGCGCCCGCCACCAGGGCGGACAGTTCCTTGGCGGGGATGGGTTTCAGCTTGTTGTCCTCCACGTCTACCGCAATCGGCAACTGGAAGGTTTTACCCTTCAAGGCCTGCTTCACTTTTACCAGCTCAACGGCCCGGGCGGCCTCGTTCTGGGCATAGGTGTAATAGTAGGCGCCCACCGGGATGCCCAGGCGGACGCACTCGGCATAGTTGTGCTCAAACTGGGGGTCAATGTAGACGCCGCCGAAGTTCTTGTTGGTGGAAACGGTTTTCAGGATCGCGCCGTCAACCTTCCCGCTGCGCTTCACGGCGTCCCAGTCGATGGTCCCCTGCCACCGGCTGGCGTCCAGGTATCTGTAAATCATTTTTGGGCTCCTTTCGTCTAAGTGTCCGGCCTTTCGTCTAAAACAAGGCTCATTTTAGATGAAAGCCTTAAAGAAAGTCGTGCTTTTCCAGGCGGTCGTCATAGCAGCGCTCAATATTCGCAATAGCATGGGTGCACTTGTTGTTTTTATACTCCTCGTGCGTCCTGCAATACGTTCTGTAAACGTCTATGATGCCTAAAATCTCGTCGAAGTCCTCTTGGGTGTGGTCGATGCCGCGGACCAACTCATTGTTAAACCGAAGAATCCGGCTCCGCAGAAGGTCCGCGTTGCGTTCATCGTCCATTCGGATGTGCTTGTCCAGAAGGCGCCGGGTTTCCTCCTGGTACTGCTTAACCTCCGACCATTTTTCGTCCTGGCTCTTTTGCGCTGCCTCCATCTTTTCGGAAAGTTCCGCGGTCAGGGCGCGGGCAATGGCCTGTACAATGGTCTTCCACGGGTTGATCTCGATTTTCTTCACCTGGAAAATTTTAGTGACCGCCAGAAGCCCGGCGGTCACGAATCCGGCTGCTGCAAGTAAATCTTGGGTGCTCATGTTCCCTTCTTTCTGCACTTGTGCGCCACTATAAAAAGGCAGCAATCATAGGCCACCACCTCCTTTCCTGCTGCTTCCATCAAAGCGAAAACGGGAGCTCGTCTGCGCCCAAAAGCTGGCCGATCTGGCCGTCCACGTTGGTGATCTGCTCCTCTGCGCATACCGCGCCAACCTGGGCCAGAGCTTCCGCCTGGGCGTGGATGATCTCGTTCTGCTTGCTCACAATGTCGGTCAAGGCTTCGATAATCTGTAAATTGCTCAAGCCGCACCGCCTCCAAATGCTTAGCCCGAGTAGGCTTCGCCCACGATTTCCTCATACTCGGCGGCGGTGATCCACTTCTTTTTGACGGACTTTGCCACGGTAGCCTTGCTCCAAATGCGGTGATCGTAGTAGCTTTTGACATCGGGGAACTTCTTGCTATGTTTAGTCATATCCATATCACATATCCTCCAAGTCAATATCGCTGTTCATGGCGAGGTAATCAAGCTGTGCCCGTACCCGCATTTTGAACAGTTCATCTTCTGACAGTTCCCGCAGGATGAACCACCACTTGCCATCCGGGTTATCCTCGGGCGGGGTGATCTGTACAAGCTCTGCATCGTGCAAGGTGGCCGGATATGCGCACCCGACCATATCGCCGTCGCTGGCAGAGATATGTACTTCCGACAAATTGCCGTCGAACATATCCGCCGTGATCTCAGTCTCCGACTGGAAGTTATTGCCGCCCATCGTCAGGTTTTCAATCAGTGTGCCATCAGCCAGCGCAACCGTCCATGTCCGTGTTTTTTCCATGTTGGCTCCTTCCCGAACAAGTCCTTAAACAAGTTCGTCATATTGTGAATTTGCTTCCTGCTCATGTACTTGTAATTGGCGCAAATCCATGATTTGTAAGAATTTTCGATTTCAGCATAGATCATTACCCCAGCATCCATTTTCCGCTTATAGGCTTTGAGCTTCCGACGCTCTCTCGTGATAGCTTTTGGGCTGATTTTTCGGACGATCCGCCCATCCTCTTGCAAAGAATAAAGCACTTGCAAGTGGCGATACTGGCCGGACAATTTACAGATGTGGGTTTTCTTTTCGTTGATGATGATTCCCAACTTTTCTGCCCACTGTCTGACCCCAGCCATAACCTCCCGCAAATGCTCTTTGCTTTTGTCGATGATATAGAAATCGTCCGAATATCTTCCATAGCCCTTCACTGCGCACACGATCTTGACGTAGTTATCAATGGGCACTGGGAGAAATATTCCTGTATTTTGTGAAACTTGGTTGCCTATATCTGCGCCCTTCCGCAGCATTTTCTCGCCCGTTAGGGCGGATGATGGAACGCCAACATTGAGCGTTGAACGCACCTTTTCATGGTACATTTTCTCGATTTCCTCATCTGCGAAACGGGAAACATCCAATTCAAAAGTGCGGAATGCCAACCGCAGTTTGTCCATAACATCCGCCAGTTCTTCCGGGTCTTTGATTTCCCGCGCAAGATACTGGCTGAACTGGGCCAATGCGACTTCATGCACAATGTTGTCGTAGTAGCCGGAGAAGTCCGAGAATCCGATGTAACCTTCATTGGTGCCCTCCCGCTCATAGTATTTTCGCAGCTGGATTTCAAAGCGATGCCGATGAAACGCAACACCTTTTCCAACCTGTGAAGACGAATTGTCGTACTGCATATATTTTTGAAGCAGCGGTGTGAGGTATTCGTCGCAGGTAATGTGGTTCACCGCCTTGTCTGCGGTTGCTGCACTCGTGATATACCGTGCGTGTCCTCTTTCTTTGATGCCAAATTTCAAGCCAGGCTCCGGCTTATATGTGCCGTCTTCCATAGCTTTCTGAATATGCGCAGTTTCGAGCAGATGATTTATCTCGTACAACTGCGTTTTATATTTGAACATCGACGCTTTCATTGCTTTGGTTCCTGCTTCATGGATATAATTTGCATCTGTGTATTTACTCATATTTCCCTGAAATAAACTGTACAATAGCTCCATCGGTCGTAACCGGGAACGTCACAGTTAGTATTTATCGCAGATTTCCTACGAAAGGATGACCTTTCCTTTCACAGAGCCGCACCGGGCCTTGCCCTTTGTGTGGTTGTGAAATCCAAAAGCCCGGCGACGGGGCGGACACCAGCCTCATTCGAGGCGTTGTTGTAGTTGCAATTCCCGTTGTTGTTCGCGTTGGCGAAATAGGCTGCCGAGACAACGTACAAAAGTCACCCTATTGTGTTGTTATTTTCCTTCCATCTGTTTGAAACGCTTTGCATCTGATTTCCGCAGAGCTTTAATTTTGTTCACCAGTTCCTCAATTTTCAGAGCCAGCTTTGTGAATTTGTTAAAATCCGCAGGCAGAGCCTCCGCTACATACTGCAATTCGTCCATCAGCATCCAGCAGGCGGCAATGGCCTTGTCGAGTTCCAGCCGTCGCGCGTCCAATTCCAGCTGGCAGCTCGGCCAGATGGAGTTTGCCGCACGGAGGTGGAGCGGAATGTCGCGGGAAAGATCGTGCATCCGCTTTCGCTCCTGCTCGATCAGCCAAAGGTTGAAGTCTTGCTCCTGCTCCCGGATTTGTGCGACTGCCTTTTCTCGCTCCGGGCCTGCAGGGATGTACTTCGTCATGGCTTCGAGGTGTTTTTCAAACTTTGTCCTGCTATACCCAAAGGTGCGGGCAAGTTCCGTCGTAACCTCTTTGCTGATCTCAAGCGCAAGGTGGTGCGCTTCCAGTCTGGAAGGTGTTCGTTTGTGTACTGGTACAGACGTTTTCTTTCACTTCCTGTCCTGCTCTCAATCCCACGGTACAAGCCCGTGGGATGTTCGATCAGCCGATCAGCCCGGCGACGGGGCGGACACCAGCCTCATACGAGGCGCCGTTGCAGTTGCAATCCCCGCCGTCGGCCGCGTTGGCGAAATAGGCTGCCGAGACAACGTCTCGCAGCCAGCACCAATAACTACGGGTGAAGCTCAACCACGGTGCCAGCCGGAACAACGGCAGTTGGGATTTGGAGATCGTGTAGTTGTTCGGGATGTTGGTGCCGTCAGAGGCAGGAGCAAAGATATGGCTGCCGTACATCATGTTCTCGTTGGGGAGTTCCACGGTGCTGTCATACCAGGTGCCGCCGGACGGTCTGCCGTTGGACACGGCGTTTGTCAGATGCTCACGGTGGTTCAGGATGTGGGCAGAGCCAAAGGCAGCATTGAAGGTTGCCTTTGCCTGCGTCAGGCCGTTTTTATACATATCGCTGCCCACATAGCCGCCCTCAGTTGTGTTGCTGGCGTTCATGTGGTAGGTGTACAGATGGTTGCGAGGGATGATGACAACATGGTGTGTGGTGCAGGCAGTATCGCCGCACTGATACCAGTAGTCGAAACCGGCCACAATGTAGTCCACGCCGTCGATCTGCCAGTAATCGCCTAGGTAAATATCCTCGAACGTACCAGCTTTGATAGCAGCGGCCTGCTCTGCGGTCAGGCTGCTGCCCAAGTTTTTCCCCCGGTAGATCATATTGTGGGTGCCAGCATTATCCAGGATGCTGATGGCCTTGCCACCGCCGGGCATAACCAGCGGACCCGTCAGCGTACCGCCGGACAGAGGCACATAGGTTTCCTTTGCTTCATCTTGCAAAGCCTTTTTGGTATCGTCGATTTTGGTGTTGATCTGTTTAACCTGATCGTTCACCATCTTCACGGACGCAACCGCGCTCGGGTCAACGGTCACTTTGATGTTGGCGATATTGGAAATTGCCATGACACCGAACAGTTCAATTACGAAGTCGCTGTTCTCGGTGTGGGACGGGATTTCAACGCCGCGGTCATCCTGCATGATAAAGAGCAGCGTTTCATCGCCGTCGGTCAGCTTTGCGTATACACCGACCTGATGCAGGATATAGCCCGCTTCCACATCACCGTTCGTGATCTGGATTTTGATGCGCTTGCCAGCATCGTTGCCGGTGCTGTCGGTTGCATCCTCGATGCCGAGGATTTTAAGGGTCTGCTTTTCCTCCTGCACATCGGTGAGGGCTGCCAGCGAATCTTCCTCCGTGGTGCCGGAGCCGCCCACGGCCTTGGTGATCGTCATCGTTGCGCCGGACAAGACCTCAGACATCATATCCGTGCCGACGGTTGTAAAGACAGATTTGTTCCAACTCATGTATTCATGCCTCCAATTCTGACTTCAATTTGCTGCCTGTATGCAGCAATGCCCGCCGGAGCCAAGGTTGTTGCCTTGTGATCCGCCGGGCGAATATTTCCTTTGATGTAGGCTGTCATCTGCATCCGTATAGCAGCGCAGCCCACCGGGGCGTATGTGGCAGCCTTGTGGTCCTTCGGCCGCAGGATTCCGATGATCTTCGCCGATTCCTGCTGCCGGGTGCCCCACACTCCCGCCTTTGCGTAGGTCGTGGACAGCAATTCACGGGGGCGCAGGGTGCCAGCGATGGGCACGGCCACACGCTGGGTTGTGCCGTGGTAGCCAGCACCGATATAGGCGGTGGTAAAAACCTCAAAGCACACTTCAAACGCAAGGTGCGACGGCTTTACTTTCTTCAGCTTTCGGACGATTGCGTCATAGTCAACAAAACCTTCTCCATTCTCAACGTAAACGCGGAACGTGTATGGCGCAACATTTTCTTCAACCCGGATTTTCCGTCCAGACATCGACGAAAGAATTTCCTCGATTCTGGCAGGATTCATGGGGGCCCGCGTTCCTCGTTTAGAAATAACCGCAGCCCGGCGCGCTGCCAAACTGCGGCTTTCGTCTACTTCGATACCATAGCGTTGCTCCCAGTAACATAGTCCCCAGGTTGCCGTTTCCGGGTTTGCCTGCTCGCGCAGTTCCGAAAAGCGAGTTTCTGCGTCGTCCACTTCCCGGCCCATGACCTCATAAAGCCATTTCGCAACATAGGAACGCTCATAGATGGGCGAAACACGGGAAATCATGCGCTTGGAAACATGATTTTCGGGGAATTTTTCAAGGTCAAAGTTCTTCTGGGTGCTCATTCGCTGGTCGCCTCCGTGTCCTTGATACCGTGGATTTCACCGGTGCAAGGGTAATCCGCCGGTTCCAGCGGGATATCCTTCACGTCTCCGTTCACAAGAATTTTAGAAAAGTTCTTCACGCCCACAGTGCGGGTCAAGGCCGCGTGGATCTCGTTATACTTCACCAGACTGTCAGCCTTGGCGGTGATGTAATACTCAATCAACGCAGCGCGGAAGATTTCTTCCACCTCCGTTGCGGTCTTGGTTCCGTCCAACTGCAAGCCTTCAACGGAAATGTTCACCACTTCGCCCTCGGGGGCCTGCACCAGAAGAATTGCACCCACAGGTGCCTTGCGTTCGATTCGGTTGTCGTCCCTCATAATGTGGTCATACACGTTCTGGATAATAGATCCGTTGGCAGGCTCGCCGGAGGAATCCAGAATAATAAGGCGCACCCAGTTGGGATGCGCCTTTTCATACTGGGCATCAACCAGCACCGTGCCAACGCCGGAAACCTCTTTGGCCCAGCGTTTATAGTCCGCGTCACAGCCCACAAAGGATTCACCCGAAGTTTCGTCATACTCCGCAATGCGCAGGCGGAGGGATTCGTCGTCTTCCTCCTCTGCGCCGCCGGTGATCTTGTCGGCGTTGGTCACAAGGGTAACGCCTGCAATCGGGTCCATCATAATTGTAATGGCACCCGCGCCCACGTTGCCGGTAGGGCCAGGCTCTACGGCCGTTACAGCAACGTCAACGGTGCCGTTCTCCCCGCTGGTCGCCTCGCCAATGTACGCCACGGAATCCGTGGCGTATTCAATGGCGGGCACTCCGCCAGAAGAAGGCACACAAACCACAGTCCCCTCCGGGATCTGTGTACCAGGTGAGCCGGTAAAGGTGACGGTTCCAGCCGCAGCGTTCGCTGGGCGGCGGGAAAGGCCGTCGCCCCTGGCGTGACCATCGAGATAGGCGCCGTAGGACCACGCTGGAAACATCAGCTTCAAGGTTTCTACAAGGTGGAAATTCAGAAGTTCGTCCTTTTCAAGCGCCGTCGGATAAGTAAAATCCCAGGGGAAACCGCCTTCGGTGTCGTCAATGTCGGGCGGGAGGCTCTCCATCATGCGCGCCTGGATTTGCTCCGCCGTTTCGGTTTTCAGCCAATCTGGCGGGGAGAATGCCGGAATTGTGGCCATGCTCTCACCTCCTTACTTTGAAAAGTTCAGATTGACGGTCTGGATCTCGTCATAACCGCGGCCCTTAATGTTAAATGCACAATCGCAGCTGTCTGGCCCGTCCCATGTAAACGTGAAGTCTCGGCAATACTCTGTTTTGGGGTTTGCCATGATGGCCTCCGTGATGGTCCGTTCCAGGCTGGCTTCCACGCTGGCGTGGTCGCTCTGCGCAAGCGAAGTTTCAAGCTCCGCACCGTACTTGGTCGAATACGCCAGAAAGGCGTCCCGTTCCGTCATAACGGTTTTTATGCACCATTGCATATAGGCTTCGCGGCCGCTGGCTCCCGCCATGCGTCCGGCGCCGTCAAGACGAAAATCACCGGTCGCGTAGTCAAAATAAACAGAGGGTTTATATTGCTGCTTCCGGCTTTCCTCGTTCTTCTTTGTGACGAAGTCGGGGACTTCAAAAACGGGGTAAAGCTGCTTTTCAGCCATGGGAAAGTCCTTCCTTTCGTCTGGTTATTTTTTCAGATCTTCCGCCGGGCAGATAATATCCACCACAACAGCCTCCGACTGTACCCAGGCCACCAGAACGCGGTCCCCGGGTTTCAGGCGGCGCATTTTCTCGGGGATCAAGACGTGGTGCTGGTGTGTGCCCTCGTCGCCTCCGCTGCCAGCGCTGTTCTTCGGCGGGTCTGGCGGGTCCGGCTGCCCAGCAGCCGGTATGCCAATCGTGCCAGAACACGTCTGGCCCCTGGAATCCAGAAGAGTTGTAACCTTCTTATGGTTATGCTCACCGCTGCCCGGAGAGCCGATTTCTTGGGTCTTCGCCAGAATGTCCCCGGTTTTGCCAAGGGTCAGCTGGCGGCAGACATGATAATCTTCTACCGGGATCGGAATAGAAAATGTGTTGGTTTGGAGGCTGTAATCGTTCAGGATTTCGCCAAAATCAAGGACCAGGGCGGAATTTCGGTCCTGGTCCTTTTTGTTCTGCCCGGTCAAAACCTGAGCCAGGTGGTTCACGCCCTTGTTGCCAGAACTCGGGTTCACAGTTTCCTCCTTCCATTACTTCGAGAATGCGCCTTCATCCACCCAGCCGTAAACGTGCGTTTCGGCCCAGTTCTGATAGATCAGGTGGTACGGGTGTTTTGCGCCCTTCTTTATGATGGTTATTTTGGCTTTACCCGGTGAAAGGTTTGTGCTTGCGGCCTTTGTATCGGTGGAAGCCTTGTAATGGCTGCCACCGGCAAAGTTCACAATGTCACCCACCTTGTACTCGTCAGAGCCTTTCTTGTTTCCGGCCGAATCCTCGCCCAAAACCTTAACGGTCATGGTCATGGTGCGGTTTGCTGCATCGTGCTGCACTCCCAGCACTGTGCAAAAGCCGTTCACGGTCCTGGCCGCGGCCCGGATTTTGTCGCCCTTGCGAATGAACGGAAGATCTGCGCCTTTCAGGGTGGTTTTCCGTGTAGGCCCTCCCTTTTCGTCAAGGATCTTCTGCCCGGCGGACTTGGCCTGTGCGGCCGTGTCGTCCGAACTGCGGGTATAGATCCGCTGCCGGACACCGTACTCCGTTTTCCCGTCCAGGGTGGCTTCCACAGACCGCTTCTGGGTCTTCTTTTCAAGGCCTATCACCTTAACGCGGGTCACAAGGTCGGCTGTGCCGATTTTGTCGCCGCTCGTTGTCAGGTTGTCGTCCTCGTCGAAGTGGTAAACGGTTTCGTTGGCGTTGATGGGCAGAACGTTCACCTTGCCGCCGCTCATTCTTATAACGTAGTTGTCCGCGCCGTGCTTTTCGGCATCGCCCAGAAGCTCCGTTATAATGTCCCCCAGGTATTCCGCTTTGAAAAGCGTTTTTGCGTGGGGCTTGTCCGGGCCCTTATATTCTCCGACCGGGATTCCCCAATCGGAAAAGATGGCGTTAAGGGCGGATTTCGTGCCGGTTCCAGCCTTGATATAGCGGTCGTCCTGGCTCTTTTGGAGGTTGTAAAGGTCGTCGTAGCACACCACGGAAAAGTCCTTCATGGTGGCCCCGTCCTGCGGGTTCCACTCGATCACTTTCCCGCTGGCAACTTCCTGTTCATCGCCTCCGGCCGATGCCGTTACCACAACGGCAGTGTTTGGCTTTATGGTCGAAGAAAGTGGGCTCCCGTTATAGTCCACGTTGGCAACAGTGAACGAAAAACGGGAACTTAACTCGCTTTCGCCTTCCTCCCAGCCAAGGTCTGTGACCGCCGGGGTCACGTTCAGCCGGGTGCCGTCTTGCAGGACCGCATAAACGTTGTACACTACTTTGGAAACGTCGATCATGCGGCCCTCCTCACCCTGGAATGGTCAAAACCTGGCCCGGTTTAATCAAATTCGGGTTGCTCCCGATTACGGCCTTGTTGGAGTTGTAGATCTCCGAATACCGTGAACCGTTGCCAAGGTACTTCTTGGAAATGGACCACAGCGTGTCCCCAGGCTTCACGGTGTAGGTTTTGCCGGTTGCCTGGGTGGATGCTGCGGCCGCTGCGCTTGCCGGGCGCTCGTCCAGGCTTCCGCCATCCGTTTTCCCGTCCGCCTCGTCCGTGGTTTTAATCAGAATGTCCTTTGCTTGCACAAAGGAAATACTGTATTCTGCCCGGTCGAAGTATTCATGGGTAACGGTGAAGTTCTGGATATAAACGTCGTGGTTTATGGCCGTGCCGGTCACAAGAAGCCGAAGTTTCTTCCGGTTCTTCTTCCAGCCGTCAAGAATACCGATCATCACGCGGGGCGGCTTCCAGTCGAAAAGTGAAACAATACCCATGCCCAGCATGGAAACGCCGGGGAGAATACCGTTCCAGGAAAATTGCGCCAGCTTTTCGCCATTCGGGATCTTCACCTCGCCAACATTCAGAATGTTGTATGAAATGAAATTTCCCTCTCGTTTGTCGGAAACCTTCTCGGGTGTAAGAGGGAGTGCAATTCTGGTTCCCGTGTCGAGCTGGGTAAGATACACAATCTCGGGTAACATTTTGCCCTCCTTTCCTTATGCGGGCATATTCGCAAGGACGCGGGCCAGGCGTTCGGCCAGCTCGTCGCTTATGTCGTCCACCATTTCGCGGATGCGGGATTTCACGGTCGCGATAATCTCGTCCGGGCTCATGCCTGCGGTGCCCTGGATGATAAACTGCGGGTTCAGCCCAATTTCTACCGGAATAGAAACGGGCTGTGCTGCGGCTCCTGCGGGTGCCTGCGGCGCCGGTGTCGGGTACACGACCGGGGAGAACGTGGGCACATTCTCGGGGGTGTTGTCGTCCGAATCGTCCGAATAATCTGCACCAAGAAGCGACCCCGTTTGATTCCAAAGATCAAGTGCTCTAGTTCGGCGGCTGCCACCAAGCGGAATAATCGCTTCCGGGCCATCTTCTGCCACAAGACCAATGTGCGGGCTCGTCATAATGCCGCCCATAGCGTGCGGAGTAACACGGCCGCCGCCTCCGCCGCTGCTCGTGCCTCCGCCGGTCGTGAACGATCCGGCAGAGAAGCCAGAACTAAAGGCGTTTTTGGCGTTGGTGAAAAATCCGCTGATCTTGTCGCCCACGCCAGACCAGAAGCCGGTCCACTTCGCCGGAAGTGTCACGGTGAAGAAGTTTGCTGCGCTCGTCACGCTGCTTTCAACCCATGCCGGGACTTCTTTTGTCCAGAAGTCGCCAACGCCGGTCCAGAAGTCCGTCCACTTGGTCGGCAGCGTTTCGGTAAAGAAGGCGGTCGCCTTCTCGCCGGTGCTCTCCACCCATGCGGGGACGTCCTCGGTCCAGAACTCCCCCACACCATCCCAGAAGGCGGTCCAGTGTTCGGGCAGCGTGTTGGTGAAGAAAACCTTCGTCTTGCCCAGGGCGTAGCCGATTGCATAGGGAATCGTTTCGGAAAACGTGGTGCCCACGCCATCCCAGAAACTTGTCCAGTGCTCCGGCAGCGTCGATGTGAAGAAGGTTCCGACCGTCTGTTTCAGGTTGTCCAGGGCTCCGCCATCGTCCAGGGCGTCAGAAAGTGCCTGGCCGATTTTGTCGCCAAAGCCCAGGGCGCCCAGGCCGCCGATTCCGGCGCCCACAAGGGCACCGACGCCGGTTCCTACAACAGGCACCACAGAGCCCACGGCCGCGCCTGTTGCTGCGCCTGCGCCGACCATGCCGATCTTGGTTCCACCTTTGGAATACTCGTTCTGCGCGTCCTTGCCGGTGGTCTGGGTGCCACGGTACAGGTTTCTCACACCTGCGCCAATGCCCAGAAGACCCAGAAGGCCGCCCAGAATCCCCGCGCTGCCCGCTGCGGCCGTTCCTGCCGCCGTGGTCGCGTGGCTGCCCAGCGCTGTGCCAACGGTGCCCAGGGTGCCGCCAATGCCGCCAGTAACGGAAGTGAGGGTGCCGTCCGCGTTCATGGTCGCCTGGGTAGAACCCTTTTGCAGGAGCTTGCCCAGCCAGCTGTTCGCAGAGGTCAGGCCCTTTGCGGGCAGGGTCGCCGGGTCGATTTCAACGGCCGTTCCCTCAAAGGTTGCCTTCCCGTCGCCGAGAAGCCTTGTTGCACTCGGCAGGGCTCCGGCCGCTGCCGGTGTGCCCGTGCTGGGGATCAGCGAAGTGCCGGTTCTGCCGGAAAACGCGGTTTCTGCTGCCTGGCGGACTTTGGAGCCCTCCCCGCTGCCGAAGTTTCCAGACTTCAAAACCACCATCTGGGCCGTTACGTTCATAACGGCCGCGGAAGTCTTGAAGGAGCCTCCCATGGAAGGAAGCCCGGAAGCGCCGGTGCCGGTATCAGAGCTACCGCCCAGGCCAAGCGTAGCGGTCAGGCCGCGGAGCTTAGAATAGGCACTTGCTGCGCCCGTTACCAGCTTAAAGCCCAGAATTGCGCCAATGGCTGCCACCTGGCCCTTGTGGCCCTCTGCCCAGGTTTTCAGGCTGTCGAGAATCACACCGAAGTCCAGGCCATCCATAAAGCCAGAAACGAAGTTCGCGCCGATGGCTGCGCCGTCGTCAATGGCTCCGGCGGGGTCAATGCCCAGCAGTGCCAGGAATCCGGCAGTAATGCCGCTGCCAAGGCCTCGGCCCAGGCCTGCGGCCCTGTCGGCGAAGAACTGGCGGCCGCTGCCGTTCCACCACTCGTCGAACGGCTCCGCCACGATCTTGTCCCAGGCAATGCCCAGCTTGCCCCAAATGTCGGCGTTTGCCCACTCGTCGCTCGCGGTAAACTCTGCAATGGTCTGGCGCAGGTCTTCGACCTTGGCGTCCACATGGTCCATTGCGTCGCCGATTGCATCTTCCACCAGCGGCATTTTGCCGGTGATCCAGGTTGCAAATTCCCGAAGGTACGGGGAAAGGCGCTCGCCCAGGGCGATTTTTGCGCCGTCAACCGCAGATTGCAGCAGCGTAAAGCTGCCGTTCATGTTATCCAGCATCGTGTCTGCCATCTGCTGGGAGGCGCCGTCGGCGTTGTTCACGGCTGCGGTCAGCTTGTTGTAATCATCCGCGGATGCGTTGATGATCGCCAGCATACCGGCCATGGCTTCCTTGCCGAAAATGGTGCTTGCGGCCGCGGTCTGTTCGGTCTCGGAAAGGCCGCCCAGGCTGCTGCGCAAGTTGTCCAAAACCTCGTGCAGGGTCTTCATTTCGCCGTTGCGCTTGGTCAGGCTGATGCCGTACTTGTCCATGGCGCCCTGCATCTTGTCGGTGGGAGCCGCAAGGTTTGCAAGGGAGGTTTTCAGGCTGGTGCCAGCCATGGAGCCTTTGACGCTGGCATTCGCCATAAGGCCCAGCGCCAGGGAAACGTCTTCCACGGAGTACTTCAAAGCACCCGCCACAGGGGCAACGTACTTGAAGGATTCGCCCATCATGCCAACGTTGGTGTTCGCGTTCGCACTGGCCTGCGCCAGAACGTCGGCGAAGTGCCCGGAATCGGATGCTTGCAGCCCGAAGGCCGTCAAAGCATCGGTCACGATGTCAGAAGTGGTCGCCAGGTCTTCGCCGGAGGCCGCGGCCAGGCTCATAATGCCGTCAATGCCGTTCAGCATATCTTCGGTTTTCCAGCCAGCCATAGCCATATAGCCGAAGGCGTCCGCCGAATCCTTGGCAGTGAATTTCGTGGTTGCGCCTTCCTCTTTCGCTTTGGCGGTAAGTTTCTCGAACTCCTCGCCGGTGGCGCCGGAAATGGCCTTCACGTTCGACATGGATTCCTCAAAGGCTCCGTATGTGCTCACCGTGTCGGCCAGGCTCACAGAAACGCCGAAAATGGCACCAGCCTGCAAGACGGGGTTCCTCACAAGGTTTATAATGCCCTGCAAGGGCGCCGTTGCCTTGTCAATGATACCAACGGTGAAATTCCAGGCTTTACCGACGAAACCGTGCACCTTCGTTTCCACGTTCTGGACCGTAGCGGTCGCCCGGTCTACGGCGTCCAGGTCGATGTGGAAGCCCGTACTTGTCAGCCGGTCCAGCTGGTCTTTGGTGTGCTCGACGCTCTTATCGAACCCAGAAAGGCGCTTCTGGGCAGACTGCACGCCGGGGCCGGTATTGTCGTTGACGGTCGCGTCAATGGCAATTCTAAAAGTTTCAGAGGCCATTTGTTCCCTCCTCTCCGGCCTTCTGCTCTTGTTCGAGCTGCACCATCATGGAGGCCAAACAAAACGCTCTTTCACCATGCGGGGCGTTCCAGACCTTGCCCGGCATTACGCCGGTGCGCTGGAAGATCTGGTGCAAAAGCGTTGCGCGCCCTCCGGCGAGGATTAGTTTTTTGCCACGTCCTCCTCGGAGAGCTCATAGCCGCTGATCTGGTCGATAAGGGAAAGAACGGCCTCTTTCTCGCCTGCCATCAGAAGCGCGTTTACGGCCTCGTAGCCGGTCACGAGATCCAGCTTCTTCCACAGAGCCTTGTTGCACCAGACCTTTGCCTGGTCCTCCGGGATGGTAGCCCGGAAAATCAGCTCGGCGCGGTAGTTCACCGCGTTCACTTCCTCCGGCACACGGATGCCGCCCTGGACCTTGCTCTTAACGAACTTGGTAAACTTCTTGCGGCAGCTGTTGTAGTCCTCCTCGCTCAACGGGTGAATGTGGAAGCTGAACAGGTCCTTGCCGTTGCGGGAGATCACAACGTTTTTGATGCACTCCTCCGAAGTCTTGAACTCGGCAGCAGCCAGAAGACCGTCCAGCAGGGCGGTTTCATTCTCGCGGGCGTCCGCAATCTGCTCTTCCTTGGTGGTTTCGGTGGTTTCTGCGGCAGGGTTCACAGTAGCTTTGATGCTCATATATTTGTCCTCCATAATGGTTTTGTTCGTTCATGCGAATAAAATAGAAGGGAGGCGCCCTCGCAAGGCGCCTCCCCCTGTATCTGTTCTTCGTTTTTGTGGCCTCTCTTATGCGGCCAGGAGCTTCTGGAGCTCCGGCGGGTCGTTGACCACCATGTTCCATGCGCGCTTAATAATATCGCCCACAGAAGCGCCCTGGAGGTCAATGTTGCCATCGGGCACACAGCCGCGGTAGTTCATGCGCTGCTCGCTGCCGTTACGGCCGTAAACAACGCCCTGGAAGTTCCAGTTAGGCTGCTGGCCGCTGTGCATCATGGCAAACATATCCTCGATCAGGGCGTCGTCTTCAATGGTGATCTGGGAGAAGGTCAGTGTCACCTTGTAGCCGGTCATGGTGGCGTGTGCCTGGGCGTCGCCCAAGGGCTGATAGTCAGAGTTAGAAACGTTCACCTGGACCTGGAAGCTCTCAATGGTGGCAAGCATTTTGCCTTCGCCATTGAAAAGAACCGCATCCTTGCCGCTCAAAACCTTGCGGCTGTCGGCCGGGCCGGTCTGATTATACATAGCTCATTCCCTCCTTTACTCGCTCACTTCGGTGGCGAAACGGAACTTATACGCCAGATAGACGTGTTCCAGGCTGTCCTTGTCCACAATGTCAAGGATGAACCATGCGGAATCGCCCTGCGGCGGGTTGCTCTCGTCCTCGTACATATCGCCGGAAGTCAGCTTCTTTTCGCCCACCATGGCGGCAATGATTGCCTTGCCCATGGCAATAACGGTGGCGCGGCCGTCGCTGTCGTTGTCCAGCTTGCCCACAATGGGGTCCAGGCTGTCGTCGATGCGCTGCATAAGCTCGAAGCGTTCCTTGGTGCGGCGGATCTTCTTCCAGCCTGCATCCATGTTGCCGTCAGGGCTCACCAGGGTGTTGATGCCCTGCTCGATCTGCACCTGGCCGGAAGCGTTCTTGGTCAACACGATGCAGCCGCGCTTCAATGCCTTCTCGATCTGGCTGTTGGTCAGGCCTTCGTCCAGATCAACAAAACCCTTCACAACGGTGTGGGTAAGGGACACGTTGGAGGCAACGGAAGCGATCATGCCGCCAATGCGGGCGGCCAGCTTGTAGCCGTTGTAGTCGTCGCCGGTAGCATTCAGGGCGCCGTTGACGCAGTAGTGCATCTTCTCGTCATTGAAAGCGGCGGCGTGGGTCGTGCGGGTGTCGAACTCGACGCCCTTATTCTCGGCGACGCAGCCCATCGGGTAGCTGCCGCCGGTAAAGGTGCGGGTAATGTATGCCTGCACCAGGGAGTGAACGGCAGCGTCGTCGGTGTCCACACAGATAACATTGCCGCGCACAGCGTCGAAAGCGTCCAGGGCCGCGCTGTACTCGGAGACCGCAGCCGTGGGCTGGGTGCCCTTGGTCATAGCCGACTGGGTCACGGTAGCCATAACGCCGGAGCCTGCGGTGGTCGCCTTTGCGACAAAGTCCTTGGTGGCCGCGTTGATAGCCGCGGCCAGGCCTGCGGGCTCCTTGGTGTCGGCCTCAAACGTCACCTTCAGGAACTCGGTCGTGCCCTCGTAAATGATGCACTCGCGGTCGTCGCCGGTCAGGCTGTCGCGGATGGATACAGTAAAAGCCCGGTCGCCAACATAGGCGCCGGTAATGGTCACAACATCGGCCTTCGCATCGTCTTTCAGGGTAATGGTGGGCGCGGTGCCGCCGGTGCCGCAGCGGACAAAATAGCCGCTGGAAATACCGCCGGAAAACATTTCGGTGATAAGGTCCTCAGTGTTGCCGCTGCCAAATACCGCGTTCACGTTGGTAGACGGGTCAAAGGCAACGGCTTTGTTCAGGGGGCCCCAGTTGGCGCGAATGATGCCCATGCCGACGCCGTTCAGGGCGCCAGCCAGTTCACCGCCGCCAACGCTATAACGCCGGTGGTAAACGCCCGGGCGGGTCTTGGTTTCGCCCACAGAATAAGTGCCAGCCATATTATTTCACCTCCCTGTTTGCAAACTCGGTGATGATGGTCCTTGCCTCCTCAACGGTGGCAGTCTTCTTGCCAGCCATGCGCAGGGCAGCGGTGGCAACGTCCGGCGAAACGCCAAACTTTTCCGGGGCTGCTGCGATAAGCTCTGCCGCGGTATAGGTGGCGGCCGCCTCTACGGGCGCGGCAGCCGTGGTTTTGGTTTCTGCCATAATAGCCTCCTTTTACGGTTTGTAGTTGTAATTCGTATTGACGTGGTTCAGCTTGTGGGCGAACTTCGGCCGCCTCAAGATTCCCCAGCGGACGGCAAGGCGCATCTGCCCGGCCGTGAGCGGGTCAAGGCTCCCGTCCACCTCCAAACCGCGTATGAACATGGGGGAAGTGTCTAACATTTCGACTTCCCCGCGGGTTGCAAGCTCGTCCGCAAGGGCTTTGAGCCAGCGCTGGCGGCCTGCATAGGTCGGCGCGATCAGGTGACCCACCAGAACGCCTTCCAGCCAAATAACGGTGTTGGTTTCCTGTGCCCGGTGGTAGTTCGCAAGGCGGAAATAAGCCGCCGGATGCTGGTCCGACGGCTCCGTATACTCGCCCATGCGGTCGCTTCCAATCACGGTCACAGCGTTGCTCCACCTGTTCGTGAAGGCGTTCATTGCCAGGATGGGGTCCGGGTCGGTGGTTTCCTGCTGCGGCAGCGCATACAGATCAAAAGTCACCGTCACGCCAATAACGCGGGCGCTCTTGTCAAGCTGCTTCGTGGCCTCGAAGGTTTCGCTTGTAACCCACGCCAGACTGTACGGGGGCTGTTCCTGCGGCGCCATAATAACGTCGCACAGGGCAGCCCGGACGCTCGGCTCTACGGCCTCCGGCGCGGTTCCGCTGTCCAGGCACCAGACGTCAAGGTAAATATTCCCGGCGGTCTGGCGCTCGGGGTTCGCCCTCATGTCGATGGTGTAGGAAATGCGCGGGTACTGTTCAGCCCCAGCCCAGCCCGGATCTGTGTCGGTCGGAGCCGGGCCAAAAAAAACGGCCGGTGCCCCGTTATGGGACGCCAGCTGTTCAGCGGCGGCGGATTCAGAGATCCGCTTATAGATAAGTTCTTCAAGCGTCATGCTGTTCTCCCTCGGTCTGGATGGTCTTCATGTCGGAGCTCCAGGAAATTTCCCAAAGCCCTTCCGTGACCTCGTCTGCTGCGATCAGAAAGTAATTGCACACGTTCCGAATACCCGGAAAATAAAGGCAGCGGATCTCCCCGCCGGTCACGGCGGTAACAATGCCGTTTTTTGCCTCGTTCCAGTCTGCATACTTGGCGCGGATCAGGTCGCCGGGGTGGATGGCGGTTGTATCAATCGCCGCGGATGTGGTTTCCTTCATAAGGCCCATGGGGCTGCCCTCCTCTTAGGTGTATTTTTCTTCAAAAATAGCCTTCACCTCGGGGAAGGCCTTCTGCTTGATCTCCTCCGCGTAGGGGCGCGGGGAAATTCTGCTGGTTCCATCTTCCAGGAACGGCGCATACTTCACATCTGTGCGGATGCCGGGTGTGTAGTGCTTGGCGCTCTGGACGATTTCGCTCTTTGCAAGCGGTCGGAAGCTCCGGCGGAGGTCGCCGGTGCGAAGGGCGGGCGGTTCGCCGGGGGCGGATGCCGTGTAGGTCTTATTGCTCGCAGGCTTGCGGTATACTTTGCCGCTGCGCTTCGGGTTGTTCGACAGCACGCTTAGTTCGTACTTGCGAATAACGTGTGCGGCACGCTCGGCGCGGCTCGCAACCTGTTTTTCCACGTCCTGTACAAAGCCCTGGACGGCACCAGAAATATCAATTTCCATTGTGCGTGTCCTCCCTTTGCTGAACGTAGTAGAGCGTATAAAGGCCCAGGTCCCCGAGCGGGTCCACACCTTCAACGTAGTACGCCCGGTTCTCCAAAATAAGGCGGTCGCCAGCCTTGGCCTTGGGCCTGCCGCGCTGCGCGATCTGGTGCGTGACCGGATGCGCGTTCTGGCTGAATCGCTCGATTACTTCCGGGGAAGCGGCTGAAAGCACGCCGTGGAGAAGCTGTCGGCTCTCCGTGTCGTATTTCGCAGTTGCCCGCCCGGTCGTGCTCTTTTCCGCTATGTGCGGTTCGATCACAAAGTCCTTGTAAAGGTTCCCGGGTCTAAGGTAAAACATGGCCGCCGCCTCCTCTGCCGGTCCCGTGGTTCTCCATCATGCCAGCGTAGAAATAGTGGTCGCCGTTGATAGCCGCCGGGTTTGCCAGCGGGGCGGAAGCGCTCACATCTGCCTTTAAGTCAGAATAGAGCTTTTTCCAGTAGTCCAGGCGGTCGCTCAGGGAGAGGTTCAGTTCTCCAACCTTGGTGTTCACCTCGTAGGAAAACCGGCGCAGAATGCTTTCCACGCAGGCCAGCTTTGCGCGTTTCCAGCGGGGGTAGGCTTCAATGACGGCCTTGTATTCCTGGTCGCTCAACGCACAGGTTTCCACGCCGCCCTCCACCATCGTGTCCCCCAGCTCGAAGCGCATCTGGTCAAGGCCGTGTTCGGCGATTTTGCTCGCGTCGTAGGTGTATGTGAGCTGTGCCAATCAGCTCACCCCCTCGGAGCCGCCCTCCGGGGCCTCCTGCGCGGCCTTTGCAGCCTCGTCTTCCAGGAATACGCCGCGTTCCTTTGCGGCTGCCTTGACGCTCTTGCGGCTGTCGCAGGCATTCACCAGGATAAGGACGCTCTGGTCCTCAACCTCGGCAATGGTCGCCACCGCCTCCTCGGCCCGCTGCTGCAAAATGCACACAGCCTGGACAACGGCGTCCGGGGTGGCGTCAAGCTCTACCACGCCGCCCTCCGCAGTAATGGGGAGGGTCAGCGCTTCAATTTTGCCCACTTCGGGCTCCCGGCACTCGGCAATAATGCCCATGTCCTGCATTGCCCTTGCGCGGCCGGGCTGGATCATTTCAGCCTCCACAACGTCGCCAGGGCGGTATTTCACGCCGCCGAAGGTCGCCATTTTCAGACAGGTGTACTTCATGGCGGCCTCCTTAGACGCAGTCCTTCAGGAAGATTGCCAGGTCGTCGGAAGTCTTCTTCATGTCGGAAGCGCACAGGCCTTCGATGAACTCCGCGTGAGTGCCGTTTTCACCCTCGTACTGGTCAAAGGCGACGGAAGCGCCGTTGCCCAGCATATCCCAGGTGAAAATGTAGCCTGCGGAAGGCTCGTCGATCTGCGGGGTAGAGGTGGCATAGCACAGCAGCGCAGCCTTGGGGTCACAAACGAACTCCATATTCTCCTTCTGGCCCAGGCCTGCGGAGTTGTAGGTGGATTCCAGGACCTTCACCTGCTCAACGCCGAAAAGCTGCGCCAGAACGTTGGGCGTAACGATGGCCGGGTTTGCGGTGGTGCCGGTGTATTTCACGCTCTCCTTCACGAAAGGGTTGTTTTTCAGGGCGTTGTAGGCCTGGATGCCCAGAGCCAGGCGGTTCGGGGTGCGGCGGCCCTGGCGCTTGATCTCGGTGCGCAGGTCGTCGAAGAAGCCGATGGGGTCAAAAGAAGTGTCGTTGAACTTCACGAACTCCTTAGAACCGCTGCCGTTGGTGGTGCCGGTCAGCTCATTTGCCCAGACGCCAGCATGGAAAAAGTTCTTTGCAAAAAGAATGTCCTGGTGCAGCAGCATCTGTTCGGTGGCGGTGCGGACCTTGGCGCGGCGGGGATCGTTCACGCCAGGGGCGCGGCTGCGCTGGTAGTTCAGGGCGGCGATCTGGTCAATGCCAAGGATGATCTGGTCAACGTGGCACTTGTAGGTGTTGTCGTCCTGGCCCATCACAGCAGGATCAACCTTGCCGAACGCAGGCTTAGGCTGCACGTTGTCGCGGGCCAGATCCTCCTTGTTAAACGTGTAGTAGTAGGAAGCGGACAGCTGCACCGGGCAGACCGGGAAAATGCTGTGTGCCACATAGTCTTCCGGCTTCTGGAAGTATGCCATGGACATATTGGTCAGGTAGTTGTTGGGCTGCCAGCCTTTGGCGATCTCGGCCGTAATGCCCGCGGTAGTATTTCTGGTATTCATGGTTTAATTCTCCTTTCCTTTAGCCCGCCTTCGGCACAAAGCCGCTCTTGGTAATCTGGATGTGGATGATCTGGCCTGCGGCGGTTGCGCTCTCCATGGCATAGCCGATAATATACTTCTCGGCAACGGCCTTGATTGCGCGGCCCTTTGCATCGCTCGCCAGCGGGTCGCCTGCGGTAACGGCCGCGCCAGCCTGGACCAGAGTGCGGTCTTTGATCTGCACGGTCACGCCCTCGCCTGCCGCCACCTTGTCCTCGGTGTCAGGCAGCAGGATGCCCACAGCGGCGGCGCCCTCGGTAGCCAAGGAAACGCCGTTCTCGCCCAGGGTGACGAAGTGGTTCTTGCCGTTCTCAATGGCCGCAGCAGCAGGCGCGGCCAGGTACGGGCTGGAATTGGTTGCAGTACCGATGATGCTCATACTCTTTTCCTCCTCTCTTTAGCGGCCGTTCTCGTACTCATGGACAAGCTCGGGGTTCTGCTGGCAAGCCTTGTCGATAGCCTCGTAATAGCCCATGGTGGGGGCAGACTTGCGGATCTCCTCGGCCTTCTTCTCGATCTGGCTCCATGCGTCGTCCGCGCCGGTCGTGGTGTGGCTGTGGTCGCCGCCGCGCTTGCCGATCTCGGAAAATGCGCCGGACTTCTGCACTGCTTCCAGGTTTGCGTCCAGGACGCCGATCATGTCGTTGTAGGCGGTGCCGCCTGCGGCTTTCAGGGATTTCAGCACAGGGACAAGCTCCTCGGGCTTCTTGCCCAGAAGCTCGTACTTTTTGGCAACGGTCAGAAGCTCGCGGTTCTCCGCATCCTGGCGGAACTTGCGCAGTTCTGCGATCTCCTTTGCCACCTCGGGGTGGATGCCCTTGTAAATATCCTCCTCGCCGCCCGCGGTGTTATCTGCGGGGGTGGCAGGGGCGAACTTCTCAACGCCTGCGGGCGTGGCGGGCGCTGCCTGGGCCGGAATACCGGCCTTCTTCTCGATTGCTTCCAGCTGTGCCACTTCCTCGGGGGACAGCTTGCTCTTGTCGATTTCCATGTCAAATGCTCCTTTCTGCACGGGTTCTTCCTCCTGCTGCGGTTCAGCGGGAGGCGTCGGGTCGGTGCCCTCTTTCGGGGGCTCCGGCGGTGTATTTTCGGTCGCGGGCTTCGGCTCCGCCTTGGCGATCATTTCGTCCAGACGGGCGCGGGCTGCTTTGGCGTTCTCGATTCTGTCGGGTGTCAGAGGCGCGGGGGCTGCCTTTTCCAACTTCACGGGAATGCCGCCGGACCATTTCGGGATTGCCGCTTCGGTCGCCGCTGCGAACTCTGCGCAGCTCTGGGCCATGAGGGCCTTTTTGTCCTCGGCCGTAATTTCGGCATTTGCCACAATGCCGCACAGGCTGTCATTCAGGGCATAGCAGTAATCCCAGATTTCTTCTGTGGTCTGGCGCATCCGGCGGCGAGCCATAGCGTCGCAAAAGGTGGGGACGTCCGCATTCTTGGAAACTTCTTCAACGGCCGCGGCTGCCTGTGCATCGGTTGCGCCGATGCTCTTGGCAATGGCGTGAACGATCCGCTTCAAAAAAGATTCCTCGGGCGGGGTGCCCTCCTCGGGCTTTACGGCAGGCGCCTTCCCTTCCGCGGGCTTGCTCTTGTACAGAGCAATGCTTGCGCCGGGGTTTGCGCCGTTGTCCACAAAGTCCACCTTCTTGATTTTCAGGTTTTTAAGTTTGGTTGCCATTTGCGTTTCCTCCTTTCTTTGAAGATTTTTATAAACAACAAAGCCCCGGCGGGTGCCGAGGCTTTGGTTTATCGGTATTCAGTTCTCGGGCTCCTCGTCCACTTCCTCGCGGACAGCCTCGCCCTCAATGGAAAACATGGGATAGGTACCGTCTTTGACCTTTTCCCAAACCTCGTCGTCTGTTACCTTAAAGCCGATCCACCAGCCTTCCGGGACAACGCCTTCCGGGATACCCATGGCGGCCATTTTTTCCTTGGTGAAAATAACGCTCTCCACCAGGACAGCACAGCCGCCGCGCTCGTGCATTTCGCCGCCCTCGCGGTAGAACTGCACGAAGTTATAGGCGGCCTGTTCCAGCTCGTCGGGCTCGATGATGTCCTCGTAGTAGTCCGTCACGGTGTCACCCGCGGCCGTGGCTGCCACGCTGGCCCAGCCAAAGGCCAGGCGCTTTTCGTCAACAGACTTCTGGATCTTGAAGGTGCCAGCAATGCGGCCGCTCGGCTCTTTGCCGGGCGGCTTCTTGCCGAGTGCTTCGTTAAAAGTAAACATGGCTCTCTCCTTATTCGCTGAATTTGCAAAATAATTGCAAAAGTCAGCGTAAATTCAGCGTATTTCAAAATTTAAGCGTAAATTATTCGTTATTTACGCGCGGAAAGCAAAGCCCGGCGGCTTCGCCATACCTCTTGCGATACCATTCGTGGAGGTCCGCCGTGCCGCGGATTGTCTGCGCAATGTAGTTGCCGCCTTCCACGATCTTGTAGGTTTCGCGCCGGAAGCGTTCAATGGTCAGCTTTTCAAATTGCCAGGCTCCGGGCGCGCAGCCATCCGAAGTGAATGTGAAGGCGTCCTCTCCGTCCTCTGTCACCTTGCCGGGGATCTCGTGGCCGTGCTCCATGTCGAAGTAACGGAAGGCACCGTGCCAAAGGTGGCAGTTCAGGGCAAGGCCGGTGGGCTTCTTATCGCCCGGCCGCTTTACGGTATAAACAAGGCGTCTGTTCATAAGTAATCGCCAACCTCCACAAAGTCCTCAATCGGAATCCCGTTCACGCTCGTTATTCCGGCGTCACGAAACGCTTTCAGCAGCTTGTCGCGCTCATAGTCACCCGAGCAGCGAATCTTTTGTATAGATTCTGTCGGTATGCCTTGGCGGAACATGATTTCGTTGCCGGATTTGAAAGATCTGTTCTGGCCTTTCACAAACTCCTCAGAGCCCTGGCGGCTGTGAAGCGTGCTCGGCCTGGTCGTTCCGAAGTTATCGCCGGTATATGCGTACCAGTCCGTGCGGCCCAGTTCCGCTTCGTCTATAATGAGGCGGTAGCCGCTGCCGCAAAAGCTGTCATCATACCGGATTTTCCCGCGGCCCGCGTTCGTTCCGATGCGGGTAAAAACGTTGTCGGCGCCGCCGGTTCCCATGTCGGAACTCGGGCTTGCGCCGGTCAGCCGGATGCCGGAAAGGCAACGCCGGTTTGTGCTGCGAAGGCCGCCACTTTGAACGATAGAAACAACGCTTTCGGCTCTGCCAACTCCGCACCAAACATAATCTGCGCCCGCAACCTTTAGGGCTTTGGCCTGCTCCGGGTCGTAATAGACGGCGTAGCCGTCGCATACCTTGCGCAGTTCCACGCCGTCCACCCGCTTCTGGTCAATGCCAAGGTCCTTTAGAATCTCGTCCAGCTTTTTGTCCAGGGCGTCGCCCGTCAGGGTTTCGTACTCTGGAACGCGGGAAGGAGCGTTTTGCCAGACCAAGCGGGATTTTATGAGGCGCTTTTCGGCTTCTGCCGTAGGCGTTGCCGTTAGGTCGTCAAGACCGGCCGTTTTTAGCAGGCCCTTCATTTCCCGGGCATCAAACCCGCCGTCTGCCGTCACCGGAACACGGGCCCGGAAAAAGCCCTGCCAGGAGTAATAGTTTCCGCCTTCGTGGGTATAGACCTGCAAGGTCTTTTCCCCATCGTGCACGGTCTGGCACTTCGTGTTTACGCCTATGCTCAATCCGCCGGAGCTGAAAAAAGCGCTCGTCTTGGAGGCTTCCTCAAATTCCAGCGCCTCGGTTGCGCTGTTGGGCTTGATTGTCTTCAACGTCCGCTCCCAGGTCCCTTGCGTTAGCTTTCCGCTCACCTCGTAGAACTCTGAGCCGTCAATGTTCATCCGCCGGGCGCGAAGAACAAGGCCCTCCACGCTGCTGCGGTCGGAAGAAATCGGGATTCCCTCTTGCGTGGTCGGAACTTTCGACAGGTCGGTGAAAATATCCCCGGCGCCCTTTATGCCCTTCGGGACTGCCGCCTGCGGGGCTGTGTACTGGGCTTTCGCCTTTCGTGCGGCCGCATTTGCGGCGGCCTTGGCCTTCACCTCCTGGGAAAGCTCTGCGGCTTTTACGGGGTCCGTTACAGCCTGCACAAGCTGGGACTTGTTCATCTTGCCGTAATAGGCAATGCCCTTGCTCTTTGCAATCTGTTTCAGGTCTTGGACGGTCATGCCCTTAGCTGCTTGCGGGGTGATCTGCACGGCCGCAAGTGGCTGCTTCGCAACGGCTGCGGCCTCGTCTGCCCAAACAAAAGAAGTCTTCACGCCGGTGCGTTCCGTCAAAAGGCTTTCGTAAAACGTGCGGTAGGTTTCGCGGAGGGTGCTTTTCCGCTCCACGATCTCGTCCAGCAGCTTTTCGGCTTCCTTTCCCTGGCCGTGCAATGCCTCGGCATAGGGGCGGAAGATCTCGCGGTATTCCTTGTCCGGTATGCTCTCCACCCGCTTTATATACGGCAAGGTGTCTTGGAGGTTCAGGTCTATGTCCTCCTCCGCAAACCGGCGGAAAAGGGTGTTGTAAACTGGCTCTGTTTCGCCGTATGCGCTGTTCGGGTGGTATGTGTAGCTCATTACATGGCTTTTGGCGTCGCTCATGTACCGGAAGGTCTGTTCCTTGTCAATGCCAACGATTCGGCCCTCCTGGTCCGTCAGGAAGTTTTCGCCGTGGGCGTCAAAGTTGCCCAGAAGCCAGTCCGTGACGTGCTCGCGCTGGATCTGTGCCGTCACCTCCGGCGAAAGGTCGGAAGCTGCACCCAACTGCCATGCTTCAAGGTCAATTCCCCCGGCGGAGGTCTGCACCTTCTCCTGGAACGCTCCAAACTTTCCGTCAATGGTTCCGACGCCCACCGGGACGGCCGTGTCCGGGTCCACAATAGACTGCACCTTATAGCCCGCCTCCTGTGCATAGGCCCGGAAAGGCTCATACTGCCCGCCCTTGCTCTGTGCAGGCTTGAAATACCATTCCCAGCCGTTGGCGTCGGTGTAGTCGTACATTTTCCCGGTATTGCCAAGGTGGACGGGTCCGTTCGAGGTCATGCCATCCGGCACTTTCAGGCTGCCCGCCACATAGGCCTGGCTTTCGTCTGCGCTGTTTTCGCCAGGGTCTGGCAAATTACCGGGCCACGGCTGTATAACGTCCTGTGCGGGCTGCTGGGGCAGAAATACGGGCGGTTCCTTCTCCTCGAAGTATTCGGCGCACCGGCAGCGCGGGTGCACCGGCGGATGCGGACCCATCTTGAAGGTCATTTTTGTTGTGCCGATGTGGTAACTTCCCTCGGCGTCGGTTTCGGTGCCGTTCAGGGCGCTGCATACAGGGCAGACGTCTTCATCGTCGGCGGTCGCAAAAACATACACGCCCTTCCCAAGATAGCCTTGCGTCTGCGCCTGTGCCGTGCTCTCACGGTATCCGGCGCAGTACGCTGCGGCGTTCTCCGTGATGGCAATGGTATAGGCCCGCTGCCGGAGCTGCTTATCGGCGTACTTATAGGCCTGCTCCCGGGCCTTCTTTGTGGCCGCATCTGCCTTCACGCCGTTGTCGAGAAGGTTTTTCTTTACGCTGGCGTAATATTTCAGGTTTGCGGCCGCCTGTGGCTCTGTCAGACCGATAAGCGGCCGGATTGCCCGGGAAAGCTCGTCCACCGTGAACTGGCCCTTTGTGCTGGCCTCAATCATGGCGCGCATGGCGTCCCGGGTTTCGTCGTTTATTTTCGTTACCCACTCGGCGCCGTGGTCCTTGATCCAGGCCGTCATGGCGTCACTCATGGGGTCGAAAACCCACCCGCCGGAAGCAGACGCCGCCAGGGCATCGGCTCCGGCTTTGGCTGCCTGCTGCCAGATGGGTTCAAGGTGGCTTTTCACAAAGAGGGAGTAATCTTGCTGCCACGCTTGGAGGGTTGCTTCGTCAAGGTAGCCGTTCATAATGGCTTCACGAAGTTCTTTGTAGGTGATGGCGTTGCTCTGGGCCTTCCAAAAGTTGTGTAGGAAGTACATCGGCTCACTGGAAGCCGAGTTCAGGTAGTCGTTCAGCTTTTTAAGGGCATCTTTGCCCGCCTTCGACTTCTTGGGCTTGGATTTTGCCACGAAGTCGTGGGGCGTCGGCGCCCGCGCCTTGCGAATACTAAACATTTTAGTCCCTCCCCAGGTCCTTTCTCGCCTTTTCTACCGCCTCCGGGTCTTCTTCCGGCTCCTCGTCGTCAAGGCCGCCCATCTTGTCGCCGGTGTCTTTCTTCGGCTTCTGGGTGGTTCTCACCTTGCCCGGCTCCCGGTCCTCGCCCGGCATCGGCACATAGTCGTCAAGCCGCTTCGGCAGCCCGGCGGCTTCCCGGATGTAGTCTTCCACGCCCTCGTCGGGCACCAGGAGGCCGGAGGTCGTGACGTTCTTCAAGTAGTTGCCCAGCTTGTCCAGGTCCACGTCCTCCACGTCGCCGTGGGTAAGGTGCGGGTAGTCAGTAAGACCCGCGAAGTGCTCACCGTTCATTTTCATAAGATCGGGAATCGCCTTGTTGTTGAACTGCTCGCAGATCACGTCCAGGAAAGCTTCGATTGCCATAGAAAAAATATGCGTTTTGTTGTCGCTCAACGCAAAGGAGCCGGTCTGCTGGTGGCCCAGCAGAACAAAATCCGCCATAACTGTCATGGCGATTCGGGTGTCGTAGCGGTCAATAACCTTGTTCGTGTCAAACTGCCGGTCGCCGCCGCTGCTTAAAAGTTCCAGCTTCCAGCCGGACGGAAGCACCAGGCCTTCCAGGTGGTCCCGGCGGATGTTCTGGACGATGGCCTGGGCATTGTTCAGGATTGCGACCATTTCCGGGTCGTTCTGGTCCCAAATGTCCGTGCCTTCCGGCGCGGTAAGCACAGGAAAGCCCGCAAGGTCGCGTTCAATGCCAATGCCTTCAATTTCCTGGATTCTCCGTTTGAAATACCAGGAACGGTAGGCGTTGCGCAGGATGCTGCGGCCTTCCGGGTTGCCCTTGCTGCTCTCCGTGCGGAAGAAAAGCAGCTTTTCCGCCGGAATCGTGATAAGCTCAAAATTCGGCGGTGGCATCTGGGTCATGGCGATAAGGTTGTCGTTCTCGTCATACTCCCATTGGTAAAGGCTCTCTTGGGAACGGATGGGAAGTTTCATCCAGCCGACCAAGCTGTCGTTGTACTTGCTGTTCAGGCGCGGGTCCCGGCTGCTGCCGCACCGGCGCTTGTAAACGATCTCGTGGGCAGACCAGCCGAAAGTCAGGAAGGACAAAATTTCGCTGATCGTGTCCGTCCAGGTGTCTTGCATATCGGCCATACATTCCAGCACGAAGTCCGCGGCTTCCTGGTCTTTCTCGGAAGCACCGCCGGGGGCCACGTTCCAGTCAACTTGCCGGATCAGCATCTTTATTGCGTACAGAATGGCGCCCACAAGGTCGTCATTTGCCGCCATTTCGCTATATGCTGCCATGCCGCGGCGGCCGCGCAGCTCCGGCAAAAATTCTTCGTAGAAGACGCCGCCATAGCGTTTCTGGCCTATGCGGCCGACTTCTCCTTTTCGGGTTGTCACGCGTTTTCCTCCTTCTGTTTATCTCCGCCAATAGCTGTCTTTGGAAAGCAACGCTTCTGCCTTTGGCGGGCTCTTTGCGGGCTTGTCCATCAAGTACAAAATAGCCTGCACAAGTGCGTCTATATCGTCCTTGTATTCGCCCTTGGGGAACATCAATAGATCCTGGATGGTGTCATGCACCCAGGGCGCCGTTTCCGGCTTCGGGAAATGAATATTCCCGGCTTCAAAGTAGGGCGTAACGGAAAGGGCGCGTTCTTGCTTGCTGCCCTTCGGGTTGAACTCCACCATGCCAGGAATCTGCTTTTTCAACAGGTCAACGATTGCGGGGCCGTTGGCCTTGTTCTCTATAACCTTCGCCCTGGCCTTCGGCCATTTGCCCGTCAGGGTGCGCACGGCCGCCACGCTCTCGGTAAAGGTCATTTTTTCGTTTACCAGGTCCCAAATGTAAATGTCTGCGCCGCTCCGGCCCACAATGTAGCCCGCCACCTTGGCGCTGCCTTCGCTCTTGGTGAAGGCCATATCCCAGGACTGGATAAGCATACTTTGGTGGGGTGCCGCTTTGGGGTCGAAGAAGTTTTGCAGCCATTCGCGCTTAAAAATCAGGCCGTCCGCCGGGGCGGGGGTCTGTTCATACTGGCCCGCGTACTGCAAGGAGCCCATGGACTTTTTAAGGCTTGCCAGGGTTTCTTTGTCGAAACGCTGCGGGTTCAGGATGTCGCCTTCCTCGCGGATCACCTCGCGGCCGCTCACCGGGAAGGTGATTATTGTGCGCTGCGGCGCCTCCGCCGGGAGGCAAAGGTGTGTATAGCCCAGATCCTCGGCCAAAATATGGCCGGTCAGGTCCTTTTCGTGAAGGCGCTGCATCACAATAATAAAAACGCCCGTCTTCGGGTCGTTCAAACGGGATTGCAGGGTGTTTTTGAAGAAGGCTATGGTTGCTTCTCTCTCGGTTTCGCTGTTGGCTTGTAAGGGGTTCTGCGGGTCGTCCAGGATGATGCAGTCGCCGCCTTCGCCGGTCAGCGCGCCGCCGACAGAGGTTGAAAACATCAAGCCTTGGTGCGTGTTCTTAAACTCGTTTTGCCGGTTCACGTCGTCCTTTAGGCTGAATCGGTCCCCCCAGTTGGCCGTATACCATGGGGATTGTATGATGTCACGGGTCAAAACATTGTGCTTGCGGCTCAAACTGTCGGAATAGCTAACCTTTATGAATCGCCGTTCCGGATGTTTTACCCACGTCCAGGCCGGATAGCACACTGTAATTTCCAGGGACTTCATGTGGCGGGGCGGCATATTTACGATCAGGCGCGTTATCTGGCCGCGGTTCACCGCTTCCAGGTATTCGCCGATGCAGTCAATGTGCCAGTTATCAATAAACGTCGTGCCGGGCTCAATGACGGGCCAGGCCTGGCGGATGAACTCGGGGAGGTTCCGTTCCGCCTGTTCCCTGCGGACCTGTCGGAGAAGCGCCGCCGGGTCAACCTGGGCTAGATTTTTCCAGTAGTCCGGCAAGCTGGCTCAATTCCTCGTCAGAAAGGGCGGAAAGGTCTGCGCGTTGGGTGCTCTCCACTTCCAAGGCGCCGCCATGGGTAACGGAGCGGTTCTCCGTGGGCTCTCCACGGCTCAACCGCTCCACTTTTACGCCTATATCAACCATACGAACGACAGCGTTTGCGTCTATGTCGCCGTCTGGGATGGTCAGCAGGCGGCCGGTGGCCTTGCGCAACATCTGTTCCGCAATGGCCGCGTGTTTCTCGTACATCTTTACGATGTTGGCCGTGTTCTTGGCTGCCACGCAGTCCAAAATATAGTTGTCGTACTCCTCCGCCCTCGCCACCCAGTCAAACTTCGCGCTCATGGGCTCCAAGCTCTTGCGGGTAACTCCCAGCTGTTCAGCCAGGCCGCGAATACTGCGGCGGACGGTAAAATCCGGCCGGACAACGTCGCCGGGCTTCTTCGGCTTCTCCAAATACCGCATATCGCGGTAAGCACAGAAGCACTCATACTGCCGGGCTGTTTCGCCGGGCAGCTTTTCCCAGGGGTCCAGCTGTCCCGTGTGTGCCATGGTTCTTTCCTCCTTCCTGGTAAAAAGTAAGGCCCGGGATTGCTCCCGGGCCTCCTGCGCTGTTATTCGTCCCCGGTATCTTCTCCGAGAATTTCTTTTAATAAGGCCGTGTTGTCGTACTGGTCGGCTTCCTCTGCGGTTTCCGGCGTTCCGATGATCTCCGCGGCCTTCTCCGGGTCGCCCTTGGCGAAAACCAGGACTTTTTCATGGTTCACGCCAAGTTTGCCCGCTCCGGCTTTCAGATAGTCGTTTATGTCCTCTGTGTATTCCTGCGGGTCTTCCGTGCGGAAGGCCGCGCTTTGGTCAGGGTCGCCGTTACAGAACACAAGGACGTTCTGGTGGTCTTTGCCCATCTTCCGGCTGTGCTCGAACTGCTTCCCCACGCGGATTGCCAGCCCTCCGGCCGTGTTTACCAGAATCGCTTCGTTGTAAAGCATCAGGCCCACGTCCTGGAAGGCGTCGATGGTGTCAGAAATGAAATTGCGGTAAAAGCCCTTCTTGTCCCGAAGGTCGCTCACCACAATAACGGCAAAGCTGTCAGGTTTCAGCATAGCGGTTGCCCGGCGGATAACATTGCGGTAAAGCTGCAAGAACTCGGGGTAATCCTTGTTTGAAAGGTCCTCGGGCTTGTCGCTGTACACTTCAAGATCCGCATAGGGCGGGCAAGTGAAAAAGAGGTCATATTCTCCCGGCGCCAGCTCGTCAATGTGGGAACTGTCGCCGTTTATCCATGTGGGCGGTGTCACCTCTGGCGCATCGTCCAGGACGCTAACGTGGGAGATTTCTTCCCAGTTGTTCACGTTGGCCTCAATCTGGCGGCTGCTTAAATCGCAGCCGGTGTATTTCCGGCCGGTAAGGGCCGCCACCACGCCGCGAACGCTGCCGCCTGCAAAAGGGTCAATGATCGTGCCGCCCTGCGGGCAAAACCAGCGGTAGGCCAGCTCACAGAGGACCGGGTCAAAAATGGACGTGGCGCTGTACGCCATGGCATCCGGGAAAAGCTCTGCGAACTCCTCCCAGCTTATTTTCTGCCCGATTTTCTCCTCATAGGCGTTCTTGGCCTTGTAGGCACCCGGCGGCTGGCTGCTTATGTTATAAGTCAAGCCCGCCTTCGTGTTGTCGTCGTCAGCGCCGCGGCCGACTTCGGAACGAATACCGAGGCGCTTCCAGGCCTTCTTCCTTTCGGCCCATGCTCCGCCTCTGGAATCCAGGACGGTGAAGGGCGGAATAAGGAATCTTTCGCCCAGGGTCAGGCGCGCGGCCTGCTCCTCGGCTTCCCTGTCGGGTTTGCTGCTGGCGATCATGTCTTCGATCTGCTCCATCGAAAAGCCGGACAGCTCCGGGTCCAGGTCGTCGGTGTTCTCTTTGAGCTCGGCCAGAATCCCGGCTATGGCGTCCTGGTCCAGGACAGCAAGCTCGGCGATTCGGTTGTCTGCGACAAGGTCCGCCATTTCGGCGCTGTCGTTGTCGTAGTCCTGCCACTCAATGGGGGCGTACTGGCTGCCCGCCTCGTAGCCTGCAAGGCGCCGGGCGTGGCCGCGTACAATGTAGCCGCTGCGCCTGCTCACGGTGATTGGGGCTCGCCACCCCTGTTCCCCGATTATGCGGGCCAGCATCTTCACTTGTGCCTCCGGGTGCCGGTTAGGGTTCCGGGGGTTCGGTTTCAGGCTGTCGATCTCCACGATCTCGTCGTACGCACAGTATACTTTGAAGCCGTCAGGCGTCACCTCGCGGGGGGGGGGGTGCCGTTATAGGGTTTTTCATTCATCCTCAAGCCTCCATGCTAGTATTATATATCTTTCAAAGTGCCCTGTCAGTGCCCAATTTGTGCACCCTGGCGCACGTTAGGCAGCCTTTACGGCGTCAATGCCGAAAAACAAGGCGGTAAGCGGCTGAATCGCTGCATTGATGTCCTTGTATACGGTGCGCCGCTCAATGCCAAAAGTGCCCGCGATTTCCTGTACACTTTTTTTCGGCTCCCGGATGTAGGTTTCCATGACCACCTCGTAGCGCCTCACGTCCTCCTCTGTGCCGTTCTGCTGGCACCAGACGCGGTAGAGGTCCAACATCTTCTCAATGTGGGCCAGAATAATCAACGTGCGCTCCTGGCTGCGCTTGATGCTCTCAATATAAAGGCTGTCGTCACGGGTGTAGCTTTCCAGGCCGTCCAGGATGCTGGCGGCGCTTTCCTTCTCCTTGGCCTGCTTGGCGTTGTAGATGGCGCCAGCGGTGTGCCGCTTCAAAAGGCGGTAGTTTTTCAGCAGGAGCCGGGTGTTATGGAGACGCCGGTCCGTGCGCTCCTTGGCCTCCTTCTGGTGTTCTTCCTCAATGTGTGCGGCCGCTGCGCTCACGCCTGCGGCAACGCCGGTGCGGATCGCGGTCTGCATAAGGGTCTGGCCCATGTTGGCAATACGGGTGCCCAGGGCGCCCATGTTCTCGCGGCTGTTCATTCTGCATCATCCTTTCTTCTCGGGCACCAGTCGGGGGACTGGCGGTTTCCTCTGGTGGGGATGTGGCGGGGGCCTCCGTCCTCGTAGCCCTCGGCCGTCCATCCAATGGCGCAGTCTTTCCGGGTGCCTCTCTGGCCCTCCTGGGTCTTAACTCAGTGCTCACACTTGGAGCAGTGCGGCGTGGGGCGGTCCTTGGGGCGTTTAAGCGCATCCGGCAAGGCCTGGGCCGGTTCTCCACCTATCACAGCGCGGATCTCCTCGCTGTCTTTGATCCAAAGCGGGACGCCTGCTCTTCGTGCTGCGGCTGCCAGTTCTTCCAGCCAGCCTTCTTCTGGGGTGATTTTCCCCGACCTGTGGCCGGTTTCGGCTCCGGCAATGATCCAGTCAACCTTTGCGGCGGCGTCCCCGTCTGCAATGCCCAGGGGTTTAAGCATGGGTTCATAACTCACAAAGGTGTGGTGGTATTCGCTCCACCAAAAACTGTTTTCCGGGCCCGTTATGCTGCTGCCATACCAGAAGTTCGGAAGCTCCGGCAGCTTTCCCGCTGCTGCAAGGGTCTGGTAGCGGCCTGGGTTCTTGGTCAGGAATAAGTAATTGTGCTGGGGCGCCGCCTTGCAGGCTTCAAAAACTGCCTCGATCCATTCTTCTGGAATCCAGTTCCCGAAAAGGTCCGCCATGCTGCAAACGAAAATGTTCGCAGGCTTCTTTTTCTTCGCCGGGTCTCCCAGGCGGTATTTGTGGAAGGTCGGGGCAAATCCGGCCGGGAACGGAAGAACGGCGCCGTTGTAGTTCTTAAAAGGTTGTTCCAGAATGTAAAGCCCGGCGGTTTCCGTTTTAAGCTGCTCGTTCGTCATGTTCAGGCGGGTGTTCCCGGAAAATCGGGTGGCCTGGCGGCGGGCGTAGCAGTATTCACAGCCAAAATTGCAGCCGGTGACGGGGTTCCATGAAAAATCGCACCAGTCGATGGCACTTTTATTCATCATTTTTGTGTGTCCTCTCCCTGTTTCAAAAGGTCCGGGTTGTCGTAAATGTTACCCACGATTTCGTCCGGGTATGCGATCCGGCAGGCGCACCAGGGGCGATCTACCGGAAAAGCTCTAAAAGCGCTCCACTTTTTGTCGTACTTCACCACGGCCAGGCCGACGGGCAGGGACGTTTTGTGGTGAATCTTCAAAATATCGCCCTCGAAAATGTCCCGGGCGCGCTTGTCCAGGATACCGGTAGCTTGCCCCACGGTTTCAGGGTTCACGCGGCCGTATTTGCCCACAACGTTTTTGCCGGGGCGGATAATACAGATTCCCTTGCTGTCAACGTTCAGGTTCCCGCGGGCCCATTCACCACTTTTCAGCTTCCCACGAAAAAGAATCCGGCGCGGAAGCTCCCGGGTTTCAGGCTCGCGGCTTTCTTTGGCTGCCAAGCCGAAAAAATCAAATCCTTCCATTTATCTGTACTCCTTCCCGGTCATCTTGTCGCGCAGCGGTATGCGGCCGATGATCTCAAAGCCTGCAAGCTCGGCCGTCTGGCGCAGAATCGGCACCAGGGCCGAAACCACAACAAGGCGGGCGGCATCCAGCCGCTTTTCCTCCCTGCGCATATTCTCCCAGGCCGTGCCGGGTGTGGGGTCGCTGTAATGTTCGCTGTTTCTGCCCATGTCCATGCGTGGGTCCTCCTTCGGTAAAATGAACTTTTCCCTTTCTTCTGGTCGCATCTGGTGCGCGGTCCAGTAGAAAAACGGAAAATCTTTCGAGTTGTAGTCTGTCGGGGTGCTGAATTCCCAGACCAGCGGTGGGCGTTCTGCCTTTTCATCACTCATTCATCAATCACCGCCCTGTTTTAACGGCTCGAACTTGCTCCACGCAATCGGCGGCCAGAAACGGCCGTCGTTGTAGGTGATGCAGAACGGGATCTCCGGGGTGTCTATGTATTCGGTGTTGGTGTGGTAGTTGCCGTAGGCGTCCACGGTTAAAACCGGGTGTTCCAGGGGCGGCAGGGTCTTTTTGACGTCCATCCATATATGAGGGGGCAGGGTTTCAAATTCTTCCGCGGTCATGCGGTGGAAGTCAGGCGCCGGGCCGTCCAGGAGCCGGAAGCCATCATGGCCCGGCCTTGGCTTCTTATAGGGCCAGTGCGGGAAGCGCTTGTGGAGGTTGATTGCCCAGGCAGCGAAGGGCGGGGCTGTTTTTCCGCTGCTCATTTATTTTTCAACCTCCTTGCAATGTCGTTGAAATTCCGGGCCGCCGTTTCCGTGGCTTCTTCCGCCGTCCTCCCAAGGTCCGCCAGTGCTTCCGCAAAGCGGTTCCAGGCGTCCATAGCCTCCATCTTTGCTTCCTCGGTGAAACGCTCTACGTCCTTCATTTCTGGCCCTCCCGCAGCCGCCGGGCAGCTTCGTTCATGGCGCTTTTGAAAGTCTGCGCCGGAACTCCGGTAAACGCCGGGCGTGCGTACAAGTCGCAGCTGCGTGCAATGCCTTCCAAAAATTCCGCCAAATGCTCCGTTGTGGCGTTCTCAAAGGTTTCAATACAGTTCCTTTCGTGGAGCTCGCATCCCTCTTGGCTGTCAAACTCTTTGCCGCAGCGATCACAGACGTATACGCTGATTTTTCTTTCTTTCACGTTTTCGTGCTCCCTTCTTCCGGTTCCAGGCGTGTGTGGCAGTACGGGCAGGCCTCCCGCTGCACATTCATCTTGCCGCCGCAAACTGGGCACTCATACCATGCACCGGGGCGCATTCTTTCAAGGGACGGTGCGCTTATGCAGTGCCATGTAAGAGGTTTCGGCAGCGGTGCGCCGGTCACTTCCGAAACCTTGGCGGCCTGCATAGCCGTCACAACGGCGGCCATGGCGGGGCTCAAAGGGTCAGGTTCTTCTTCCTGGAAGCCGTTTGCCCTGTTCTCCACCTTCTCGTAATAGCTGCGCCGCATCCGGCGTTCCTCCTCATACGCGGCAATCTCGTCCGCATACTCATTTCCAACGCTACGAATAGCCCGGGTCAACATATCGGTTACAAGGTCGTGATATTTGCCATCTTTTTTTCCCTTGCGCTGTGCTGCCTCTCTGGCCTCCCACAAGTCCGTCAGCTTGTCCCGGCGGTCGGAGGTGATCTCGCCGTAGCCATAGGCCTCTTGGATCTGTTCCAGGCTTTCCCAGCCTTCCAGTTCCGCGAACGGGTCCGTCTCGGCTTTTGCCACGCTGCGGGCGCGGGTCTTTTTCTTGATGTATCTGTTCATGGCCTCCTGGATTGCCTGCCGGGCGGTTTCCTGGGCCTTGTAGATGGCTTGCATTTCGTGGGCCTTCTTCTGCTGCTCGGTGGTAGCCTCCCAGGCCTTAAACATGGAGCCTTTCTCGATCATGGGTGTGCCTCCTCTTAAACGTTCAGGTGGAGCGGCCGTCCTGTTGCCAGTTGCCGGTGGATAAATTCTCTTTCGAGGCATTCGCTCACCATGACCAGGGCTTTCAGCTCACCGGGAAAGATCTTGCCGTCAAGGTAAAGCCGTTCCATTTCCGGCTGCCGCGCGTGGAGCTCTCGGATGGCCGCTTCCGCGTCCTCCCATTCGATCAGATCGTGCAGTTCTCCGAGAACCTTGTCAAAATCGCTTTTTTCAGGCATCGTTTCCGCCTCCTTCAAGTCAAAATGCAAACGAAAAACGGAAAGGCGAGAATCTGCAAAAAGTCCGCGTTTCCGGTTTTCAGGATGCAGGCAACGGCCACGGCCGCAGAAGCCAGCCAGGCAGCAGCTTTCCAAATACCTTCACCTTTCATTTTTTCCTCTCCCATTCCCTGTTCCAGGCCTTCACGGTCGGCGCATAGTGGCCGCACGAAACGCACACAACGCCGTGCAGGCTGCCAAGCCAGACAAGAATCCTGGGCGTTGCGCAGCCATAGGGTTTCCCGTGGGCCAGGTAATTGCTGCCACACTTCGGGCAGGGTGTCGGGATAATAGGCGGTTTTTTCATGTGTGTTCCTCTTTCTGTTCGTTCAGGCGGCAAAGCCAGCGTTCCATTTTCGGCTCCGCGTACTCGCCGCACTCGCTCATAAACTCGTGGTAGTTCTGCGGGTCCTGCCCTGTAAGGGCATCAATGGAGTTCATAACGTCGCCGATTTCCTTTTTCAGGTCCTCCCAGCACTCTTCTAAGGTCTTCGGCGTCGGGTTCTTGCCGTCGATTTTGCGGCGCAATTTCGAGGCAGCCGTGGAAGCCTCTGCAAGCTCTTCCGCAAGCTGCCCCAGAATTTCAGGTTTCGGCAGAATGTCGGAAACCTTCTTTCTCGGGTAAATCCTGTTAAGCGTGGCCTTCACCTGTTCCTGGAGCTCCTTGTGGCACTCGCCAGGACCCACAACATAGCACCAGCTTTGCGGCGGCCTGTTAAGCTGCAAGCCATAATTCCCGCAGCAGTTCCCGTTTGCGGGTCGCTCAATGTGCATTGCGCAGCCGCCATTGTTGCACCAGCGCAGGGCGTTTTCGCAACGGAGGTGAAACGCGGCCAGGTCAAGCGGCGTTTCATACGTCTTCAACTCGGTAATGTGCCAGGCGTAGCCCTTGCCGCGTGTGTATTTCCAGATCTGGTCCCGGTCCATGCAGGCCTGGGCTTCCAGGTCGTCCGGCGCACGGTTAAACGAGGCAATTTCATACACGCGATCACAGGTAAACTCCCCGATAACGGTTCCATCCAGCCGCAGCAGGCTTCCGTCTGGCTCCATCCGAAATCCGGCGTTTTGTCCTTTTGTGCAGTAAATGAAGCACTTAAACGGCTGCCCCTGGAAATCTTTCGGAAAGTTCTTGCGGATCTCCATGGTCTTTTCTCCGCGGAAAATCTTTTGGCACCACTCTGGGCGAATGCTCAAAAGAACGGCAGTTTCTTCCATGCTCATTGCTTTTCCTCCCAAGGCAGCTTCGGGAGCGGCATCCAGACGCGGACCGCTTCCGGGTTTTCTCTTGCGTACTGTAAGGACGTAGCGACCGCACAGTGGGCACCGGCGTGGGCGATCAGAACGCGGCCGCAGCAGTCGCCGTCTTCTTCCTTCGGGGGCTCCTCTGCCGTATTGCGCCAGCGCTGGGCGTCCTGGGCTGCTGCCGTCGGGGTGTTTTCCACGACGCAAACAAGTTGCTCCAACTCGTTTTCCATGTCCGGGTTATACCAGCCGCCCAGGATTTCCGGGGCCAGGTCGCGGATTCTCTGGATCACGTCCTCCGCGTAGACCATACGTTTTTCGCTCATTTTTTCGCCTCCTCAAAAATCCCAGTCGTCGGGAACGTACAAACGGCACTCTCCATCCCCGTTGTTGCTGGTAGGTTTATCAAACGGGCAGCCTTTCCCTGCCGCCAAACGGCAATGGCAAAGATCCATCAAATAATGGGCCATGTCTTCCGGGCTCATTATGGCAGCTTCGGGGCTGGTTTTTGCCTCCTCGGTTTCAAAGAAAAACTCAATCGGCTTTTCATTTTCAACGACGTTCCCGTAGGCCACGCCAATTTTATAAATATAGTCGCTGCGCAGCTTGCGGGGAATCTCGGCAATATACCGGCGAAACACTTCCAAGGAATTTGCGCGCTTGTAGTGGTTGCACATCCGGCAGGCGGGCATGAGGTTTGAAGCATCATCTGCCGCGCCGTCTGCTTCGTTCCACACTCGCAGCGGCCGGAAATGATCGACCTGCATATCCTTGTAGGCAATCGGTCTGCCGCAGTACGCGCAGCGGCCGCCGTATTTCTGGTATACCGCCTCGCGGGTCTTCTTACTGATTGCCATTCTGCGCCGCCTCCTCCGGGGGTAAGGGCATCCAGCCCACAACAGGGCGGTCTATCTGGTTGTTGTAAACCTCGTCAGGGTTGAAATGGCGGTATTCCCACCAGCCTTTCGGGATTTTGTAGTCGTCCCGCTCTTCGTCGTATGTTCCCCAATCGGGAAGGTCTTCCCAATACCATTCGCTATCTTGTAAAAAAATGCTCCCATCTTCATAGTGCGCTGTCGTAATACCGTATCCGTCAATATCGTTGCGGTACAAAATCAGCACTTCGGTTTCGACCTCGGGCGGGTCTTTGTCAGGGTCGCGCCAGGCGGGAAAGAGGTCTTTTTCCTGCAAAACAGGAAGTTTTTCAACTTTTTCTCGTGCCGCACGGAGGGTCAGGGAGATAATGTTCTCTGCTTCCGGTTCCCATATCGTGGTATATGCCAGGCACTTCAACACAGCCTCACGCTGGATGTATTCAGTCATTATAAAAGCCCTCCATTCTGTACCCGCAGCGGCAGCAATAAACATGGTCCGTGTGCCGGTCAAAGGTCGTGAACGTTTCGCGGCGGCCACAGTTTCCACACTTACACTCTGCGCCATCTGCCATGCGCCGCGCAATAATCCATTTTGCGGTCGGCCGCAGGCTCGCCGGGTCAATAACCGGCAGCGCTTCCAGCTCCCCGATTTCGTCTTCCGTCGCTTCCTCGACCGTCAAGGCTTCCGTGGAGCCTTCCAGGTCTTCCAGCTCCTTTTTGAGATCTTCCAGAAGTGGGCCAATATCAACGATTCTTCTTTCAGCCATTTTCTTTTCCTCCGAATCTATCCCAGCCCATCGGGCTGCCATAAAGCGGGCAAAGCGCGCCTTTGTTGCCCTTGTCGAAGATGCAGCTCTCGCCGCAGCATCCTGTCTTCCGACGCTTTTCGCAGTAGAGCCGAACGGTTTCCGCGGCCGCCATGGCCTCCTGGTCTTCGTCCGCTTGGCTCCTTCCCTTTCCGCCGGTTGTCAATTCGTCCAGTGCGTCAATGACGTGCAGAACGGTTTCGGCTGCCTCATGGTGGCCTTGCAGCTCGTAGCCTCCGGCAGCGCCAAGAAGAAGGCGGCGGAAGGAATCGGCTCCAACAAATACGTTCTCGCTCATTTTCGTTCCTCCCGTGCCTTCCGAAGGCACTTCATTTTGTAGGCAGTTGCCTGGTAGCCCTGCCAGCGGTCGGAAAACCATTGCTGCCAGATCGCGCAGCCCGGGAAGGTCTTGCGGTCTCCACCTTTGCCCACAGTAATGCTCGTGCAGCCAGCGGAGGCACATTTAAGGCAAGGGCTGTCCGCCGGGCGCGGGAGGTTGTCTGTGCTGCTCATTGTGTGTTCTCTCCTTTCGCCTTATTTCCGGCCTCTGCGGGCCTTTGAGGGCTCGCTGTTCATGGGCTGGTATCTGTTCTTATTCTCGTTCCATTCAAGCGCCACCGGAGCCTCACAGTTCAGGCAAGGCATATCAAACGCGGCATCCTGGATGTTCGTATGGTAGCGGTAAGCGCTGCCGCACTCGCACCAGATCTTGACCTGGCGCATATTTTTGAGCTCCGTTTTCCCGCCGCACTCCCGGCAGTAGCACGAAGAAATGGGCGTTTTTGCGCAGAATCCGCGTTCCTGGCCGCACTTCTCGCAGCGTATATACAAGAAACCCGTGAACTTTGCCGCAGTGGGCGCCTCCGGGGCTCTGTGGGCGCTTTCGGTGGGCAGCGTAGGTTTCACCATGGCTGGAATGTTCGGCCGCTGTACAATGCGTTCTTTATACGGTGCTGGGCGCTGGAACGTCTTCGGTTCAAATGGCAGCCGGTCCACCACTTCCTTCACGGAATCCTCCACAGCCTTTGCCACTGTCTTTTCCAGCGGTTCTTCCTGCTTCTGCCGGGCGGCCGCTGCCTCCTTCTTTTTCAGTTCGCCGAGGATCTCCACGGCCAGGTCGTCCAGCATGGCCCGCTCCGTGGCCGTGTGGCCCGGGTCGCCAAATGCGGCGCCCGCCTCATAGCAGGCCCGGCGCAGGACGCGCAGTTCTTCAACGTTGAAGGCTTCAAAACGTACTTTTTCCATGTGTTTCTCCTTACTCCACCGGTACAATCTGGCCGTCAATATAACGGCAAATTTTCCCCTGTTCGTTATAATACGGAACTGCAAATACGCCATACACACCGCTGTAATCTATGTAATACAAAATCTTTGTATCTTTCGCATAAACCAGCGGTTGCGGTCTCATTACGCTGATAAACCAGTCCGCTTTCCCGATTTCGTCGCCATCTTTCGGTGGCCTTCCCTCAAGTGCTTTTTCAATCTTCCCGCATCCCGTCAGAATCATTGCTGCAAGGGCCACGCAAACAATAGTCTTCTTCATATGTTTCTCCTCAAAGCCAGGCTTCCACAATGCTGTCGTCCGGTGCTGCCGGAAGGCGGCTCATTTCGGCCGGAATTGCCTTTCGTAAGTCTTCCAGGGTATCTTCCAGAACCATGTATTGGGTGCTCGTCGGGACGCTCATGTCCCAAAGGCGGGCAACATAGCGCCGCGGGTAGTCGTCCTGGTTTGCCGTCACGATAATAACGGGGATCGCGGCCTGCTCCGTCAGCTTCGCATACTCGAAGCGGGCTAAATAAATATCGTCACTCATTCCAGAACTCCTTCCAGCTTTTCAATGGTTTCTAGGTACGGCAGGCCGGTGCGGCCGCCGAGGTGCACTTCCCAGGCCGGAAGAAAATCTTCCGGGGCCGCGCTCGCCATGGGCGGCGGCGTCCAGGTCTGGCCGTAGGCCGTCACGGTGGGCGGTGTGCGTTTCTGCTTGGCCGTTCCTCTCTGGGTGGCCCATGCGGTCCTGGCTGCCCGCCAGAAGGGCCAGGGAACGGCAAAGAAGCGGCGAAGGTTGAAGCTAACCAGGATCATGCCCACCGACTTGTCGGTCGTCCAGGCGTCCAGGAAGGCCGCCTGGTGGGGCTGCACCGCGTCAAAATCAATTCGGCCGGTGTGGGTCTGCTTTGCTTCTACCGCAACAGGGGTGCCATTGTAGCGGCCCAGGAAGTCAACGCAAGATTTATGCTCCACCTTGCAGCTCTTGATCTGGCCGGTGCCGTCGCGTATCGGTAGGAACTCGGTCGGAACTTTGTAGACCACAGCCTTGCCGCTGCGGGTGTATAGGTCGTTCACCTGGATAACGAAGTCTTCAAAGTCACGGCCGCGGTTTGCGAATGTGTTGTAACCTCTCATGCTGTCCTCCCTGGGCTTTAATTTTCTTCTGCCACTCGCAGAGGGGGCAGACGTAGGATTTACCGCCGCCTTTTGTTATGCGGCTCACGTTCCAGCGGTTCCCACAGAGCTTACAGATCCGGTAGCACCGGCCATTCTCTGCGCTCATTTCGCCCTCCACGAAGGGCCGTCAAGGGGAACTGCAAGGCACATTTCCCGGAGGCGGTCAATCATCTTCTGGGCGTTCCGTTCGCTGCATCCGGCCGGGGTCAGGCTCCGGGTCAGTTCTTCGGTGCCGCAGTTGGTCGTTACGATCACCGGCATATAGGCTTCATAGCGGGCGTTTACGATGGTGAAGATCATGGATGAAGTCCACTCCGTCGCGGCCTCGCTGCCCAGGTCGTCAATAATCAGCAGCGGGGTTTCGGTGTAGAGCTTCAAAATGTCCGCTTCGTCGCCCTGGCCGCTGTAGGTCCGGCGCACGTTCGCCAGAAGGTCGATCATGGTCATGCACAGCGCCGGGGTGCCGTTGCGGATCAGCTCGTTTGCCACAGCTGCGGCCAGATGCGTTTTGCCGGTGCCATAGCCGCCCACCAAGAAAAGGCCGTTGCGCTCCTGCTGCGGCGGCACCGCCTCGCCGTCCTTTCCCTTGCCGGGAAGCATCTGCGCTTTGAAGGCTGCCGCATACTCCTTGCAGGCGGTATAGGCCTTCTGGTTTTCCGGCGTCACCCGGAAGCGATCAAAGGTCCGGTTCTGGAATCGGGCGCCCATGCCGCTGTCACCCAGCAGCCGGTTTATACGCCGGTTGAAGGCTGCGGCGGCCTCTGCTGCTGCCTTTGCCTCCTCTGCGGCCTTGTTCTTGGCCTCCACTCTCTCCCAGTAGGCTTGCGCCCTGGGGCAGTTGCAGCGCTCCGGCCGCGAATCCCAGCCAAAAACGCGGGTCTTGGAAATGGCCGGAAGGAGGAAGCCTCTGTATTGCAGGGTTTTGCCGCAAAATTTACAGTGTTCCGGTGCCGGGGCCGGTTTGTCCATCTTGTAGCCGCGGCGGATTGCCTCGTCTGCCAGGATGGAAGTTTCACGCGGTGTGGAATCCTGCGAGGTCTTGGGTTGCCGGGATTGTGTCCCGCTGGCGATCATATCGCCCAGCTTTTCCATTTCTTGCTTCCTCCTTTGTCCATTTATCTGCATCCACGGCCGCGTCCAGGTCCCTCACGCCCTTGTCCCTATACCGAGCCAGAACGCCGCGGACGTATTTCCAGTTCGGGGCTTTGTTCCTCTGGGCGATTTCCATTGCGTGGATCACCACGTCGGCGCCGAAGTCCGCGACCGCCTGGGTCAGGTCTTCAAGCTCCCAGCGCGGCGGCGTTGGGTTGATGTTGTTCAAGTAAAATTGCCCGGCTCGGGCCAGTTCCGGGTCCGTTCGTGGTTCCGCTCTCTGCGGCGGCTGCGGGGCTACGACAAGCGGTTTTTGTGCCGGTGCAGGAACTTTGTTCGTTTCTGCCCTGGCGGCCTCTGCGGCCTTCTCTGCCCGCTTCCGCTCTTTGAATCTCCGTTGCCGCTCTCGTGCCGCCTCCCGGCGGGCCTCCGCTTCTATCTGGCCTGTGTTCTCGGCCCAGTCATGGAGCCGGAAGCCGTCCGGCGTATGGTCTATGTAACCGGCATCCACAAGGGCCGCCAGAAAGTCGGCCGGTTCGCCTGCCCACCCGGAAACCTCTGCGATCTCCGTTGGCGTCAATCCCACCAGGCTGCCGTCCTTTGCGTTGTTCGCGGCCCAAACCCAAAGCATTGCGAGGTGGCCGACTGCCTGGGCGACGCCTATCCCCAGCAGGCCTTTAAGGCGCAGCGTTTTCCGGTGCGTCAAGGTCCCCTGTTCAATTTTTACCCCGGCCATGTCGTCCTCCATCGTGAAAAATTAACAAACGTACACTTCCGCGCCCGTAAGCCGCTGGATCTCGCGTTTCATTTCGGCTTCGTCCGAATTTTCCGCCGAAAGGTGCACCAGGTAAATTTGTTTCAGGCGCGAAAGGTCGCTGGCCTCCAAAAATTCAACCAGGTGTTGGAGGCTCATGTGGCTGTGCATCAGCCGGGCGGCGCGTACTGTCGGAAGCACGTCTTCCGCAAGGTTTTCTTGCACCCTCTCCCGGGTGTAGTTGCACTCGCCCAAAATGTGGGTAATGCCGGAAAACTTATATTTCAGGTAATAGGTATCTGTGAAATAGAGCAGCTTTTCGCCGGTTGCGGTCGATTCCAGCAGAAAGCCTTGTGAATCCGGCGCGTCGTGCTCCACATCGAAGGGCAAAACCAGGAAGGTTCCCACGGTAAACTGTTCAAGCGGCCGCGTAACGTGCAGCCTGTGGCCTTCCAGGTGGCAGGCATCAATGGTGCCCTGGCCGGTGTAAACGTCCACGCCGTAGCGCAGAAGGGCGCCTGCTGCCTTGCTGTGGTCCCCGTGGCAGTGCGTAATAAAGCAGCCTTTCAGCTCTCGCACACGGAAGCCGCAGCCTATCTGGATTGCCTTCAAGGGAATACCAGCGTCAAGCAGCAGCGGGGTTTTGCCATCGGAGATCCAATAGGCGTTGCCGCTGCTGCCGCTGGCAATGGGTCGAATTTCCACTTAAAAATCCGGTTCCGCAACGTCCCACTGTGCCGGGGCTGCCTTCCGGCCGGTGGGCTGTGCTGCGGGTGTCGCCTGGGGTTCCAGAACTTCGCCGGTGTTGGCGTCAACCCGGATTGTTTTCTTGGGCTCCGGCAGGCTGGCGGGTGCCGCAGGCTGCGGGGCGCTGGTGTCGATCAGAACGGTGTTGGCCTGCTCCTGGATCTCGGCCTCTGCCTGTATCTCTGCATAGGCAACTTCTCTGGCCTTCATCACGCGGTAATCTTCATCCAGCTTTTCAGGGTCGCGGACAATGTGCTTTGCACTGAAAACCTCGCGGATCAGGGTCTTGCGGCACATTTCATCCAGCCAGCCTTCCACGGTGGTGTCTTCCTTCTTGCCGGTTTCCTTGTTGTAAACCTGTTTCGTGCCTCCCCAGAACTCGGCACTTGCATACTTGGGCATACGCTTCCGAATGGCAGCCATGGGCATAATAATGAGCTCGTTCTGGGTCGGGTCGTCATATTCAAGGTAGCCAAAGCCGCCCACAATGTCGCCGCGGTCAAAGGGGTTCACGACCTCGAACTCGTAGGAAGCGACCGGGTGGCGGCTGTCCTTCGGGTGCGGGGTGAACTTGTCGTTGCTATAAACAAGCTCGACCGTGTCCGACTTGGGCGGGCGCTGCGCATATTTCAGGGCAACATAGCGGATGCCGTTATAACCGGGCATCAGGGTCACGTCATACAGATTCGTTCTGTTGTTCTTGTAGGGAATCGGGAACAACATATTTTCGCACTGCATATCCAGGCCCATGCGGGCGTAGCGCACCAGGTCCATTGCCAGGTCTTGGAGGTTGACGAACTTCCACGTTACGGGGAGGGTTTCATCATACTTGTGGTCACGGTTCTTCGCGTTCTTCGCCACGCGGTTTTCCTCCGCCGTAGCCAGGGCGCGGTCGATCTGAATAAAATAGCCCTGGATAAGGCGGCGCTGGAAGTCCGTTACTTCCACCTGGCTGCCGGTGCTGTTGGCGAACTGGGCCAGCACCTTTTTGGTGAAGCGGGTGCCGATGCTCTCGGTGACGGTTTCTGCCACTGCGTTTTCGGCTGCGGGGGTCATTGCTGCGTTGTTCTCTGCGTTCATGTGTGTTCCTCCATTTTTTATTTCTTGCTGGCCGTGTAGAAGTCTACGGGCGGAAGCTTTACGGATTTTGCAAGCTCGTCCGCCATCTGTGCGGCCGCCGGGTCCTGCTTTGCCAGGCTGGCGGCGATGTGGCGGTGGAGCATAATCAACATGGCGGTGTCCGCCATCGGGTAAGGCCCCAGGGCTTCCGCAATACAGTTGAAGTAGTGCGCAAAGCCTTCCAGCAGCACCCGCAGGCCTTCTTCCGGCTTGTGCTGCTCCATGGTCAGCTCAACAGCCCGGGGCAGATACAGCGAAGTTTCCGGGGCTGCCTTGGGCTCCTCCGGCTTCTTCCAGGGCGGGTGGAACGGAAAGTTATTTTTCATGTGTGTTCTCCTCTTTGTCGTTCAGGACGTCAAAAACCGTTACCTGGTTCGGATCCGGCATTTCTCGAAGGGCTTTCATGCGGCAAACGTGGCCGATGCCGTTTCTTACGCCCTCTTTGCTGGTCAGCAGGCCACCGCAGCGGCGGCAGCGGCAGGCCTGGATCATAAACGTGCCGGGCTCCCGGTCCTTGTCTGGGGCGCTCATTTCTTCCCTCCCGGAATCGGAATCACAATCGTGGCGGTGTGCCGCAAAATGTCGTCTTCCAGCTCCGGGCCGTTCGCGGGAAGAACGCCGCGGATGCCGTCGTGAACAGACTTCATTGCCGCAAGGAAGCGGTGTGCCGCAAAATGTCGTCTTCCAGCTCCGGGCCGTTCGCGGGAAGAACGCCGCGGATGCCGTCGTGAACAGACTTCATTGCCGCAAGGAAAATGGGCGCATCCGTGCCCGGAAAGGTCTTGATAAGGTTCTTGAACTGCTGGCCGTAGAAATTCAAGCCCTGCTGCATCGTGCTTTCGGCTGATTCGGCCCCTTCCTCGTAAACCTTCCGCATAAAAGATTCGTTCATTTGTCTACCTCCACGCGCAGGCTTTCGTCTTCTGCGCTCACGACCAGGCGGATCACCTGGGAATCAACAGGGAGAAGCTCGGTCACGCTCTCTGCGTTGTCTACCACAATCGGCAGCCGGACGCCGTAATGGTGGGAAAGCGTGGCGATAATTTCCAGGCCAGCGTTTACCACAGCCGCCTTGTTGGCGGTGGAATACGGCACCATGGCGCCGCCCTCACCGGGCACCAGAACTTCGCAGCAGTCAGCAAGGCCGCCGTTCGTCTGCTCCCGGAAAAGTTGGAAGCTCACTGACTTAAACTTGCTGTTGATCCGCTCGGTCAGCAGGGCCACTTTGGTTTTTACGAAGACTTCACAGAGGTAAACGCCCTGTTCGGTCTTCTCGTACTCGGCAGCCAGGCTCTTTTCCTCGGCTTCAAGTTCCGCAATGCGCTGGCGCTGGCGTTCTGCGGCCGCCGTCTGGCTCTGCATATAGCGGATCTGGCGGCAGTTGTTCATGGCTGCCTGCTGGCGCTCGTTCACTTCACGAAGGGCCGCGCTCTGCTTCTGCTCGGCTGCCTCGATCTGGCCGGAAATTGTCTGGATGGTCTTCGCAATGGCCTGGCCGCGCTCGGTTTCGGAGAAATCCGGGCGGGGCGGCTCCGCCTTGATGGCCTCTATGCGGGCGGAATAAATTTCATCGGCGCGGGCCTCGGCCGCTGTCGCCTTTTCTTCGAGGGCCGCAATGTCCTGTTCAAGCTGGGCAATAGTTTCCTTGCTGGCTTCTTTTTTGCCCTTGGCGTTGATGGCTTCCAGCTTGGCGGACCGGCGCTGGAGGAAGTCTGCGCGGAGCTCCTCCACCTTTTCCTCCGGCAATGCCTGGCCGCAGGTCGGGCAGATCTCGCGGTGCTCGTCCCAGGTTTCGGCCGCTGCTTCCTTGTACTCGTCCAGAATTTCGGCCCGGCGGACCTTCATGTGTTCCAGGTCCGCTTTTTTGCGCCGGGCGTCCGCGGTAGCGTTGGCGGCCTCTGTCTTGGCCTCCAAAAGCTCGTTTTCCGCCTTTTCCTGGGCCTTGCGGTACTCGGCCCTGGCCTCGCTGCCCTCCTCAATGTACGCGGCTTTTGCTGCTGCGTAGTCCGCCTTGGCGTTTGCCAGGGAACTGCGGAGCTCGGAAGTGTCACCGGCCAGAATCGCCCGCTTCTCCTCGGCGATCTTGGCCTCCTCGGCCTCTGCTGCGGTCAGCTTGTCCGCCAGGTCTTCGGCCGCCGGGAGGTCCTTGTCGATGGCACGGGTCGCCTCGTCAATGCGGTTCGGAATGGCTTCGATCTTCTTGTTCAGGTCCGTTTTCTTGGCGGCCGCAATTTTGCGGTACTCGTCCACCTTATAAAGTTTGGTCGCGCTGCCGGGCATTTTAAGGAACTCGGGCAGCTCTTTGAGCTCCGGGGTGCTGTCGATCACGTCAGCGTCGGAAACGTCGCCGCAAATGTCCAAAAGGATTTCCCGGCGCTTCTGCCAGTCCATAACGGATGGGAAGTAGTCGGGCATGGTCAGCAGCTTCATGGTTTCCTCGCCGCCGCAATACTCCTGGACGGCCGCCGTGTACTCTTTTTCTTTGCAGGGAACGCCGTTGATCTGGTAGTCAATGGTATTCCCGGAATACTCCTCGGCTGCACTGCCGCGCTTGCGCTTCCAAACCTCGTGGAAGGTCTTTTTCAGGATCACGGTCTGGCCGTCGTCCAGCCGGAAGGTGCCGGTTGCGCTGTGTTCCAGGTTGTGCAAGTCGCCGTTGAGGCCCTTCGTCTTGGGGTCCCAGTTCTTTGCCCATGTGCTCGGCTTGCCGAAAAGCAGCCAGGTGATGGCGTTGAAGATGGTGGTCTTGCCGCTGGCGTTCCGGCCGTAAATGCTGGCGCTGTGGCCGTCCAGCTGGATTTCTTCATGCTTCAAGCCCTGGAAGTTTTCAAGGCTCAACGTCAAAAGCTCCATTGTGTGTCCTCCTTGATTTTGCGTAAAAAACGTGATAAACTGTTGGTGTGTGTTCTGGGGTCGTCAATTTTTGGCGGCCCCTCTCTTTATTGTCCAGGCTGAAAGCGTCGCTTCGCGGATGTACTCCGCTGCAAGCTGCGCCATATAGCCGGGCTGCTCTCTGCATCCGTCATACCCGCAGAACTCTGCGATATGGCGGATTTTTCTTTTGGCCTTCTCCCAGGCTTCCGTCCATGCGGAATCACTCACAGGGTGGCCGAGAATCGCGCTGGTGCGCTCTCTGGTTTCTTCTTCACTCATAAGCCGCACCGCTGCATGAAATAGCTGCGAGGAACGCGGCCCCGGGGCACTTCGTATCCCTTGGCGCGGAGCTCGTTGTTAAACTTCTGGATGGTGTGGTAGGCGGTAGACTTGGAAACGCTCAAAATCTCCATTGCCTCGTCCACCCGCACCATTTTGGAAGGCTCCCGGGTGCTTTTCTTACTTCTTGCCATTGTAGGCATCTCCTTTCAAATTCTTCTTGATCCAAAGCTGCATTGCCTCCGCTGTACTGGCAACGTTCTTCATGTAGGCCAGGATCTCGCCCATCTGCACATCCTCGCCGGGGTCCACGCGGCCGTCCCGGGCAATAGAAATAATGGCGGCGCTAACTTTGTCTGCACCCTGCAATGCGGCAAGTGCCTGCATCATAACGCGGTCGAACTCCTGCAAGGCGCAGGGCTTCACGTTCTGGCGGCCAATCGGGCAGCACGTCGAACAATAGAAATTCAAAAGCTGCGGGGCGTCGTAGGCATCGGCCAGAAGCATAACTTCTTCCGGGTATGGGGTGATGCTGTCCAGCTCTATGCGGGCCAGCCGGGTGCGGTCAATGCCCGTTTCGTCTGCTGCTCCTTCGCGGCTGCTGAATCGGTCGTTGGCCTTTGCGGCCTCCATTCGTGCCAAATAGAAAGGGCTGTTTGCCGCTTTCGTGGCGGGTTTGCTCATGTGTTCCAACCTCTTTTCGTGGTAAAATTTAGGTAGACGGCCACGGCCAATTTGCCGGGGCAAATATCCGGCCTTCCTGCCGAGCCAGTGCCCGGAGGTCCCTTCTGGCCCTGTTTATGCTCACGGTGTTGTCCCAGGCGTAATAGTTGCCGTCCGGGGCCAGGACGCGCCGTTTACATTTGCCGTTGCATCGGTCAATAATGGCCTGGTAACTGAAATAGTTTGCCTTTGCGGCCTGGCGGGCGCTGGAATAACATTCCAGCAGTTCACCGGCGGCGCTGAATTTCAGCACCGGCCGCCGGGTGCTGTCCGCGCCGGTCATGCGGCCTATTTCCTCTGGGGTACGAAAAACCAGGTTCCAAATGGAATTGTCTGCCGGGTTGCCGTTCTTGTGAAAAATCGCCATCCCGGGCGGCACCGGCCCCAGGAAAGTTTCTGCCACAATCTTTGCGGCGGAAATTTCTTTCCGGTGCCCTTCCAGATCCGTGAGGTGCACAAAGCGTTTTGCGCTCTCCCGGGCCTTCCCACAGGGCTTTTTCTTGTACTGGGCCATAATGTCCCGGCCGCCATCCTTGCGCTTCCGGCCGCGCCAGAAGACATTTGCAATGCGGCCCATGTCGCTTGCCTGGTACTTGCCGCCATAGCCGGGCACGTCCCGCCAGGTTTCACTTACGGCCACTGGTCTTCCTCCTTCCAGCGGTCTTCTTCCGGGCGGCTCCGCCGGTCCTTGCAGTCTGCGCACCGGGCGGCGGAAACCATGCCCAGCACGAAGAAACCGCCGCAGGCGCCAGCTACTAGGCCGCCAATAAACAAAAGAATCACTGTTTTTCGCCTCCCTTGGCTTTCTCCCGGTTTTCCCGGATGGTCCTTGCAACGCCCCTGGAAAGCAGCGCGCCGAACTCCTGGGCCACTTTGTCGGGGTCTGCATCGTCCTTCACGGTGCCCACGATCACGGCTTTGGCGGCTTCCAGAAGAAACGTTACAAGCTCGCCGCTGTCCCGGATTCCGTCTTCCAGCGGCGGGGTGTAGAAGCTGAACTCGGTTTCCCTCTCGGTGATCGTCACCCTTCGCACGGTTCCGCCTCCTTTTTCCCTGCTTTCTCCTCTGCCCGGCGCTCCCGCTCGTCCTGGATGTCCTGGGCAATGTAGCTGGTAAGCGTCTTTGTGAAGGACGCTGCCACCTCCTGCGGGTCCGTGTCGTCCTTAACCATGGCCGCAATCAGGCCGGAAGTTGCCCGGAACAGAAACAAGATTGCCCTCCACGGATCCTGTGCAACTTCGCCGGTCATTTCAAAAGAAATGCTCTCGCCCTTGTCCACAATGCGGATGCTTTCAAATTCTTTCATGCGTATTCCTCCGGGGCCCCTCTGGACCTCCACACGCCGTAGCTCAAAGGCTCCCGCCCTGCGGCCCGGCGCTGCTCGTTGTATTTCTTCAAGGCTTCCAGGTCGTCGTCCAGGTTTCGCGGCTTCGGTTGTGCAGCCTCCGCGGCTCTCCTGGCCCGTTCTGCCTCGTTCGCCTTGCGAACGGATTCCCGGTTATGGCCCACACGGCAGGCGGCGCAGCGCTTTGTATTGCTCGGCACGTCAACCATAAGCGCGCCGCAGTCCACGCATTTCACCGTTGTGTGAAACATGGTCAGCCTGCCTTCCGCTTCATGCGGGGCTTCACGGTGCCCTTCTGGGCCTTGTGGATCTTGCGCTGCTGCTTTTCCCAGTCGTTCACAACAAAGCTCATGCGGCCCAGGGCCAGCGCGCTCAAGAGCAGGATCATTGCCGCAACAAAGAGGCTGCCGGAAAACTCGCCGCCCGTCTGTACGTTACCCTCGCCGCCCATCCCAAGAAATAAGCCAGCCATGCCGCAGGCAACTGCGGCGTACTGCATAATCATTGCCTTTCTACTCACGTTGCTTCCTCCTGTGGTCTTATGGTCACGCCTTCCGGGTCAACGGTAATCACCGCGCCCAGCCCGGCGGCTAGCTTCATAACGGTGCCCAGCCGGGCCCGTTCAAGTTCTGCGCCCGGCCTGGTCAGTTTGAAAACTGCCCCCATGGAAAGCCCTGCGGCTTCGCACAACTTCGTCATGGAAAGGCCGCGCAGTATGCGGAGCTCGTCAATCGTCATTTTCCGAGCCTCCAATGTTTCCCAGCGCACCCAGCAGGCGCAGCGCATCAACCTGGGCCTTGCGGTACTTGCGGAAGTTCTTTGCACTGTTGGACGCGCCAACGGGGACGGAGTTTTCAACCTCTGCCGCCATCCGGTCCGCGTAGTAAAGTGCTTCTTTGGCGGCTTCGTCGGCCTGCTTCCGCAGCATAATGGTAAGTTCTGTGGCAACGTTGTCCGGGAGGATCTTTCCCCTTGCCTTTTCCAGGGCGATTTTGTCTTCTGCGGCCTCTTTCCGCGCCTGGGCCTCCATCTGATGGGCCTTCTGTACTTCGGCTTCAAGCTCTGCAACGCGCTTTATACGGTCGTTCAGCTTGCCGATCAGGCCTTCACGGGTTTCTTCATGGGCCTTTTTCTCGGATTCCCAGCGGCCCTTCATGCTGACTGCAAAATCGTTGTTGATGTTCTCCTCGGCGTCCTCCACGCAGCCTTCAAAGGCCATTGCGCAATAGCTGTTCTCGCCCAGACCTTCCAGAATCTCTTTGATCTCATTCAGGAAAGCCCGTTCCGTTTCTTTGGGGACCCCGGCATTTTTCTGGATAAGCTGCACCGTTTTCTTTGCGCAGCCGGTGGCGTCAAACTGCAAAGCGAACTTGGAAGCCCGGTTGAGCGCCCGTTCCTGGTTGATCTCGTAAATCTTCGTCTTGTGGACTGCGCCGTTTTCCAGCGTTGCAGAAATTTCATACAAGTTCATGTGTGTTCCTCCTCTCGCTCGTCCTCAATGTTTGCTAATTGTGAACTTCGTCGGCAAAAAAATTTCGCCGACCTCCACATCAAGGAACCGAGCGATCTTGTTTGCGACCTCTGCGGGAACTCCCCGCAGGCCGGTTTCGTACTGGCAGTATGTCGAGGCGCCAATTCCAACGCCCTTCGCCACCTGTTCCTGCGTGAAGCCCTTTGCCTTTCGGACTTCCTCGATGGTTCGGTTCATCTTTTCACCTCCAAATGTTTGCTGTTTGAATTTCACAGTTTGTGAACTCCACGGCTTGATTATAACTTTGCAAACTGTGAATGTCAAGAGAAAAATTCTCTTTTTGTGAATTTTCCTTTCTGTTAGAGAACTCTGTGCTATAATATTCTCAAAGTGAGAAGGTGGTGGAAAATACGTCAACGAAAATCGGCGCCCAAATAAAACAGCTGCGCCTTGCCGCTGGCATGACCCAACGGGAACTTGCCCAGCGAATCAACGTCGGGAACACAACACTTTCCCAATACGAAAGCGGGGCCCGTGTGCCAAGCGATGAAGTCAAACTTAAAATTGCAATGGTCTTTGGTGTTTCGGTGGACTACCTTCTCGGCGCAACGGACAGCCGGGAGCCAAAAAGCAAAATGCCCGCCGCCTCTGCTGTCGCCCAGCGCCCGGCGGAGGTCGCCATAACCGGCGAACTGCATAACCTGTCAGATCGGCAGCTCGACCGGCTCATGGGGTATATCCAAGCGTTGAAAGAACTGCCGGACAGCACCACGCCGCAAAACGTGGCAATCGCGGAGAAGAACGCCTCAGAAGAGAACTCCTCCGCTGCGGGCTGATTTGGTTTCGGAAGTGAAAGGGCAAGCTGCCCAGGGAGGAAAACATGAACACGATAAAACGAATCTTGAAAGGCATTCTGAAATTTTGCGGAATCTGCCTTTTAATCTTTCTCGCCATGTGTGCTTATAGCATCATCAAGTACAGCGGCAAATATCGCAACAAGGCGGCCGCATCTTCGGTTTCTGTCGCTTCAAGCGTTACGGCTTCCGAAAGCGTTTCTAGTTCCGCCGCCCCCGCTTCTTCCGAATCCTCGGAAAGCATTGCCGCCTCTCTTTCCGCTGCCGTATCGGAAGCGGAGCCCTTCATGCTCGACGCAAGCGCTCTCACAACAAGCCGCACCGGTAGAAAGGTCGAAACCCCGGGGCTTTCGCTGTCCTATGGCGAAATTGAAAGTCTCACCGTTGGCGGCGCCTGCGACGGCCAGATCGTGGTGAAGGTTCAGGCCTTCCCGGTCAGCAATTCGGAAAGCCGGGCCTTTGAGTCCGTCCAGGATCTAGTCTTGAACCACGGCTTTGATGCTTGCAGGGCCATTGATTACTGGGCCGTGAATCCAACCAGCGGCAACAAGTTTTTGAGCTTCTCGCTCGATTCCACTCTCATTTCCAAAATTGCTTCCGGCTCCATCGGTGCCGAAGAAATGGCGGGCGAAGTTTCCGACCTCTGGGTTGATAGCTCCGTCGTGCAGTAAAAAGCAACGCCCACCAGACCGTCGGAAAGCGGCCTTGTGGGCGTTTTGTTTTTCTTTGTCTAGTTTTCCGCATCGGTTTGTAAAAAGCCGTGACAGGGCTTCCCTGTGGCTTCTGGCGCTTCTCTGGCAAGTTACCGGCAAGTTAAATGGCCGCCCTGGGCGTTATTCGCGCGCCGCGCGTTTTTTTCTCGCGCTATTGCACGCGAATTGCACGCTTTTAGCACGAATCGCACGTTTTGCGCGCATTTAATCACAAAAATAGGCCATTTCCGCGCGTTTTCCGGCATCAAGTTCAACTTTTCAGATCGCACGGGTTGAACTCATTTTCCGGGCTGCTGTCAAGTTGTAAGCAACTGCCGGACCATTTTCGGCACGTCACGAAAAAGGTCTGTGCCATGTCTTCGTGGCGCCGCGCAAACGTCTGCCTCTTAATCTAACCCATAAGCTATATATTATATTATTAAGCTATATCTAAGATAATAATATCTAAGATTAAGTTAGATAGACTAGATATACAGGGATGTAAGATAGGGGTTGTTAGGGGGAAGAATACGGCAATTTAGGCCGTTGAAAACCGTGTTGAAAGCATTGTTTTTTGTCGTTGTTCCGTCTTGTTTCGGTTGTTGAAAACCGCATTTTGTGGGTGGTAACGCGTTTGCAACGCGTTACCGGCTGCGTTTGTTGAAAACTTGTTGAATCTTTTTCTTTCGCTCATTTGTCAGTTTTTCAAAATGTTACCTGGTGAAGAAAATTCACTTTCAACATGAAATCTTCGTTTTCAACTTTTTATCGGTAACGCGTTTGCAACGCGTTACCTGCGTTACTTGTTGAAAACCATGTTAAAAGCTGTTGAAAAGCAGCAAATGGAGGGTTGCTC